TCAGTTCACCGCCTGGAGCGTGGCCCGGGGCTTCTGGTAGTCCTCGCGGATGAACTTCCCGTAGGTGCGAAAGACCATCTCCACATCTTCGTGGCCCAGTTGCTGGGCGACATACCACGGGTTGGCGCCGGCGGTCAGGATCGAAGAAGCGTAGGTATGCCGCACCTGATAGGGGTTCCGGTATGGGATGCCGGAACGCTGCATGATGGGCATCCATGCGGTCTTGCGCACCTGGGCATCAGTTGTCCACGGCTCGAGCGTCCGAGGGTTGAGCCAAACCCGTGCGCCGCGGAGCATGCTGTAGGCTTTCTGTGTTCGCAGGGCCTCCATGGCCTCGAAGTTCAGGTCCACGCTGCGGATGCCTGCGGCCGTCTTTGGTGCCTTGAGCACACCCACGACCTGGTTTTGCTCGATCCGGGCCGTTGCTTTCTCCCATTCTATGTGTCTCCATTCGAGGGCCTGCAGTTCGCCCGGCCTCAGACCCGTGTTGAACCAGAACTGAACCATCGGCCGCTCATCGTCTCTGCACGCCAGCAGGATCTGCTCCCGCTCCGCCTGCGTGAAAGGCTGGATCACATAGTCGCTTGCCTTGCTCGTCTGGCGGATGAGCTTGGTGAGCGCGAGCCGGTCGAAGGGGTTGAACTCGATGAGTCCGTCGTTCAGCGCATCTTCAAAGACGCTGCGCAAGGGAATCAGCATGTTGCGGATAGCCTTGCTGGTGCAGTCCATTCCGCTGATCCACTCCCGGAGGGCGGAAGGCGTGACTTCATGGAGCTTGAGGCCATGCCATCGCTGCATGCGCTCCCCGTTGATGCTTTTTTCGTAGCCACGGAATGTGGCGGGCGACATTTTCCCGTTCTCGACCTGCCTGCGGTACAGCTCCAATTGCTTCACCAACATCTCTTCCATCAGGCAGGAAAGCGGATCTGGCGCTCGGGCCTTAGCGCTGGCCGGGAAGTATTCAGCGTACACAAACGTGCCATCTGTGATCTTGCGCCGAATCTCAGCGCGCAGGTTCGCCGCGTACTGGATGCTGCCCTTGTTGACCGGCCCAGGGGGCAGGAGCTCCCGGCATTGCTGCCCGTGCCACGAGAACGCGATCTGAATTCGAGCGCCCGTGGCCATTTCCCGGACTGTCACGCCCGCCGGAGTTGATGGAGCTGGTTTTTTATCCACTGATCTGCTTCCTTTACGTTTACATAGAGGTGTCTGCCCACGACGCCGCAGTGCGTGCCATCCAGCCAAATGCCGGCGCGACGGCGGTTATGGATGGTCATGGGCGTGATGCCAGTCATTTCCTTGTATTTCGTGGCGAGCACCCAATCCGCGCCCTGGGATGGCACGGTATTTCCTGGGGCGCCAGGTTCTGTAACTGTGTGTTTCATGTAATCCACCGAATTTGGAACTCAAAACGGGTTCTTTCCGCGCACTCTGGGTTGATTTATCCAGGTGAAGTGCGGCGGCGTACCGGCATTGAGGTATTGGCTCCAGAGCGCCTGCCCAGCATGGCAACGCTCCTGCCGCCCAGGCAGGACGCCAGCTGCGCAACACTGAGGGCACACGAAGTGATGAGCCTGGTAGGCCTTGTCAGCCGCCTCCCAGGCGTTGGGTGGTGTTGTCATGGCGGCGTGTACCCCCCGAAGTGCTCGCGCACCCGAGCGAACATGGCCGGATGCATAAACAGTCCTTGTGGGGTTCGGAAGCAAGCAGGCGAGCTGCTTTCCACGCGGACTGCCGCCCAGCGTCGGCGGCGCTTGGCGATTGGGTGCCGGCGCAACTCCCAGGACACATGAACGGTCTCTGCATATGGAGTCTGGAATACCGGAACCCCGTAGAAGGTGGTGAGCGGGTTGATGTTCATTGCAGGCCCAGAAATGAGAAACCCCGCTCAAGGGCGGGGCTGGGTGATGGGGGGTGGGGGTCAGCCGATGCGGCGGCGCCCAGGCTTCATGGCTCGGTGATGCTTCATTCCGACGAAGATGCAACGGCCGACAGGCTCCCAGCTGGAGTAGTCGTCGCTCAGGTATTCGTCATCGGCGCGGATGGTGTCAATCCCGTGCTCAAGCGGCCGGTAGCCATGCGGCTCATGCGGGACGCGAACGACAGGCTCCAGCACCTTCAGATAGCGCGTGGAGATGCCGCTGAACTCGACGCTGTACCAGGCCTCGCATTCAGCCTTGTACATGGCTGGTGCAATGACGGTTTTGCCATCGCCCCAAGTCTCTTTTTCGACCCAGTACCAGCCTCGGTCCAGATACTCGACGGCGGCCGCTGTCGGCTGCTGGCCTTCTTCCGTCACGACGATCCTCCGGTGATGCCGTGCACGGCCCTGATTGCCGCATCAGCGCAGTCCCAAACCTGGTGCTTGGGGTCCACGTCTTCGAGCGCTTGGTCGCACCGGTCCTCATGCTCGCGCATGACATCCCAGATCGCGCGGGCGACATCGGAGCGCAGCCGCAGCCGGTCGTCATCGCTCAGCGCCGCGGGCCGATCTTGCAAATTCGCGGTTTTGTCAACCAGCGGTTCTTGCAGATTCGGCGATTTGTCAACCAGCTGGGCGTCGGCCTCGGCCTTGTAGAGCGCCTCGGCCATCTCCAGCAGGCGGACGGGATCTGGCGGGCTACCTTTCTGCCCGCGCAGTCCGGCGATCTCAATGCAGAACTGGACGGCAAGGGCTTCTTGCGCAGACTCCATCGCGTCGAACTGTGGCTCCCAGGTCGGCGGCGCGCGCAGATCGAGGATCTTCCGCGCGAACTGCCGCCAGCCCCAGGTCTTGAGGAAGCCGCCCAGGCCGCCAGGCATGCCGTCGGCAATGGCGTCGATCTGCTCATCGCTCAGCGGCAGCGGCTTGTGCGCCTCCAGCTCTTTGGCCAGGGCGATGGCCCGGTCTGAGATGAGCCGCTGGGCGTCCAGGCTGCCTTGCAGGTGCTCGTTCTCGGCCTGCAGGCGGTGCAACGCATCGACAACAAGATGCGGTCGCACGGCACGCCAGTCGGACGCGCAGGCATCTGCAAGCGCGCGGACTTCTTCGGGTGTTGGTGCTGTGGTCACGGGGTCTGTCCTTTCTGGACGTCGTACTTGGCAATGGCCCAGGCGATGGCCCGGCAGCACCAGATGTAGTGGAAGTCGAAGCCCTGGCATCGGGGCCATTCGTCGGTATCGATCGTGATCCTGTGCGATTCGTGCCGTGAGTCGTACCAGTAGTGGCCAAAGTTGCTGACGGTCGCGCACGCCACTGCCTCGTGCTGGTCGTCAATCATCTCGATGACCTCAGACTCAATCGCCTCCCAGGCATCGCGCCGGTCGTCCTTCTCCATGCCATCTGCCTTCCACTCGCGCATGGCTTCGCGGCGGCGACGGCGCACCTCGTCGCGGAACCGGTCGGCGTCGAACCCTACGGCTCGTTCGCGGCCGTCCACGATCTTCTCCTGCCAATAGCCTGGGTTGATCCGTTGGCCGCTCTGCCGGAAAAACTCGAACATGTCCGCCGTGCGCGTGAAGGCGAACGTTTCGCAGTCGCCCGTGATGACCAGCTTGTCGGGCCAGGTCACGATGTCGAACCATCGGAAGCCGCCGCCAGCCAGGCGGAAGCGCAGATGCCGGTAGAGGCCGTCGTCGCGCAGAGCTTCCATGGTCCAGGTGGCCATGTCCTTGTCGAACTGCTCTTGTGTGGGTTCGTAGTCTTTCACGATGCCGGTCCTTTCTGCTGCGCCTGGGCGCGCTCATCAAGCAGGCATGCGCCCGTGATTGCCTCGGCCACAGCGGCCTCCAGCGTTTCGTGCCTGCCGTCGTTCGGCCACCAGCCGTCGTAGCAGCGGCTGCCGCACGGGGACGCGACGATGATGTAGAAGCGGTCGGAATCCTCCTCGCGCTCGACTTGTAAGTAGTGGCCGTCCTTGGCGTAGCCAGCGATTCCGCGCTCGCTGCGTTCCACCTCGGCCAGCACCTGGGCGACCTTCTTTTGCAGTGCTGTCTGCATGTCAGCTCTCCTTGTGCGCTGCGGGGCGCTGGTCCAGAAACAGTTGCATGGGCGCGAACGTGTCCACGCGGCCGCTCTGCATGTGCAGGACGATCTCGTAGCCAGGGTCGTGTTTGAGGGCGACGACGCCTATCTGCTGGCCTACCTGGCCCTGGCGGCCATCACCAGGGCCGACCCGATACCAGTTGCCGCACTCGATGGCCTCGTAGCGGACCAGCCTGGCGAGGTCAATGCCGCGCGCTGTCATGCCGCCCCCTTGGCTGCTGCCTGGGCTGCGAGAGCCCGTGCCTCAGCCACTACCGCCCGCGCGACGGATCGGCTTGCCCAGCGGAAGTTGGGCCAAATTTCAAGGCCTGTCGCGGGGTCACGGGCGATCCAGCCGTGGCCTGGATCGTGTTCAACAGTTCGTACTCGCATCACGCACCGCCTTCCTTGGCCTGGGCTGCGCGGGCTGCGTCGAACATCGCGCGCACATCGTCAATCGTCGCGTCGCCGCCCATGTCAGGGTGCTGGTCCAGCGCGCGCCCGAATACCTCGTCATCGGTGAGCGCGGCATTGGCCATGGCCCGGAAGCGTTCCGCATCCTCGATCGTCTCGGCATCCACTGCAGGCGCAGCTGGTGCCTGTGCAGCAGCACGCAACTGGCGCGCAGCCCACTTGATCCGCCGCACGGTTTCAGTGTCGCCGGGCGCGTCGGGGTGGTCGCAGCCCCAGCACGCCGCTATGGCCGCGATCTTGCGGAGCTCCTCTAGTGCAGCAGGTGCCTGGGGCGCTGCTGCCAGCGCGGCGTCATACAGAGTCGATGAGCGGCGCAGTGGATCTGCAAGCCATGCTTTTTGGGCGGCGCCGAGCATTGCGTCTGTTGGATTCGCGGGCACGAGCCGCCAGCCATCCGGTACGGCCGGGGCCGGGGCTGCAGGCGCTTCCAGGGCAGCAGGTGCCTGCAGGTGCGTTTCCGCGATGAGCGTCGTGCGGGCGCCGCACTCGGGGCATGCCGTTGTCATCGTGCCCACGCGGTTGCAGCCCGGGCATTTATCTTCGGCGGGGCTATCGCCAGTCCAACGGCAGGTGTTGCACGCAGCCTTGCCGTCGGCTGCGTCGTTGATGCCGATGTGGCCGCAGCAGTCGCACTGCAGCACTGCCACAGACGTGCGCGAGGGGGCCGCAGGCGCTTCCAGGGCGGGCGCTGCCTGTGTGGTGGGCGCGGCAGCCATCGAGTGGAATGCAAAGGCACCATCAAGGAATGCACCAGCGAACTTGCGTGCCATGTTCTGGCACTCGGCCTCTCGGCCGACATAGAGCTGCTGCACGCCGTCTCCTGCAACTACCGCGTGGCTCCAAAGCATGCTTGCGTGAGAGGGCACGACTTTGTAGCGAGCGAGCGCCATGGCATCCATTTGCTCATGAGGGTACTCGCCCTGGGGCGCCACAGCGGCAGGAGCTGCCCCGGCGTAGAGCGGTTCTGACGTGTAGCCCTCGGCGCACGGTGTATCGGAAAACCAGAAGCCGAGTTCAGGGTCACTCGGGTCGCTGATGCGGTAGCCGGCAATGGGCTGGGCCGGCTCCTCGATCTGGGCCAGACACCGCCCCTGCATCGCGGCCAGATGGTCCTCATGGCGCACATAAGGGCCGCTGGAGTGGGGATTCATGATGGTGCCGTGGAGGGCAAAGCGTTGGATTGCTGTCATGAGGCTTCCTTGGTGAGCAGCAGCCAATGCGCTGCAGTGGTGTTGATGACGTGGCCTGCGCGCTGCAGCAGCGGGCACTGGGTTGGTTTGGAATTCACGGGATGCAGAAACAGGAAAGCCCTCGCGGCATACCGGGAGGGCATCGGGGGAGGGAGGGGAGGTATCAGGACAGCGCCCATGCGCTGTGCTCATGCCTCGGGGATCAGGGCTTCGTGAAAGTGCGCCTCGTGGTCATCACCTGCTCTTCGGTGCAATTCACGTCATAGGCTTCGTTCATCCACGGGATGGAGTCGGGGTCGCTGTGCTTTCCACCGCCGTAGTAGTGGGTCCAGCCCACCCAGGATCCGTCTGGCATCTGCTTGGCGACCGCTTCGGTCTCGTAGTTGCGCGATCCAGGTGCGCTGAGGCCTGTTTCTTCGCCGGTGCTGCGGAGCTCATTGCGCGCGTCTTGCAGCATTCCGTCCTGGTCGTGCTCTTCGTAAAGGGCGTCCACGTTCTCGGCGGTGATCGCTGCATCAGCGGCGAGAGTGATGTCTTTCCACTTGGCGGCCAGCAGCAAGATCGCGTGCTTGAGTTTCTGTTCTGGAGTCATGGTGGTCCTCGGTGGTTGTGATGGGAGCGAGGTCAGGCGGCGGAGATCAGGAACGGCGCGCGGTCCTTGCCGTTGATCCAGTTCGGCGGCTTGCCCCGGCCGGTCCAGGTCGCCCCGGTGGCGGGGTCGCGGTACTTCGGGGCGCCCACGCTGCCCTTGGGCTTCTTGCCCTGGGCGGGGAAGACATCGGCAGCCGTCAGGCCGTGCTCCTGGATCAGCGCGCGGGCTTCGGTCACAGCCTTTGCCTTGGCCTCTGCCTGAGCAGCTGCGATCTGGGCGTCAATCTCGGCCTTGCGTGCCAGCAGGTTCTGGTATTCGGACATCGGGTTTCCTTTCTTGGATGGGTGATCAGTGGCCGCAGGGCAGGGCATCGCCGCGGTGATGGTCTTCGGGCAGCTCCGCGCTGCAGCTGAAGCAGTGCTTGGGCTGCTGCTCGTCCCACCACAATGCGCGGGCACGTTCGGCGGCGCGGCGCGCGGCCGGCAGATCGCGCTCGGCGCGGGTGGGCTGGTGTTCGGTGTCTTGGTTCATGCTGTTGAGGCCGTGGCCACCGGGTGCTGCATCCAGATGCTGGCGAGCGTGTCGGTGATACGCGGGCGGGAGTGATTGCGCTTGCGATAGCGGCGGTACTTGTCACAAACGCAGGCGTTGCACTGGTCGGCCAGCCCGTCGGGACTTTTGACCAGGGCGCGGAAGAAGCCCTCGTCGGCGGGCCAGGGCTCGCCGCAGGTGGTGCAGACCTTTTCGGAGGCGGTGGCCATGTCAGAACGGCACATCGCCTGGCTTCAGATCCGGCGGCGCACCGGCCGGGCCTGTCGTGGTCAGGGAGGCCGGCAGGGCATGCCCCAGGCCAGTGCGACCCTCGCCGCCCAGGGCTTCAAGTAGGTCGGGGATGAGCTTCGACAGCTCGCCCGTCGTGATTGCCACATCGGCATCGAAACCGCCATCGCCATCCTTGGACTCGGTCACTACATCGAGCATTGCAACCTTTCGCAACTGCAGGCCCTCGGTCAGCACGAAACTGACCCGGCCATCCCAGGTCATTGCAACGCGCGTGGGCAGCTTCCCGTGCTCGATGTGCTGCTTCACCTCGGCGATATCCAGCGGATGGCGGCCGTAGCGAACGACCGATTTCGACTCGTCGGCCGCTTTCAGCTCGCATTCCCGGTCCACGCTGAAACCTGTGGGTGCCTCCTGAGAAACGAGCCAGTGCGCCATGGCGGCCTGGGCGCTGGTTTGCGTATCGACCAGGGCCAGCGCAAAGCCCGTGAGGCTCTCCACCAGCGAGCTGACCACCTCGTCGGCGCGCGCCTGGCTGCCGGTGTCCAGCACCAGGGTGCGGGCCTGCGGGTCCAGCCAGACCCACATGGCGCCCTGCTTGGTGAAGGCCATGGGCAGCAGGTCCAGCTTGGCCTCGTCCTTGAGTTCCTTCTTTTCCTTCTTGCCGGGCTTGCGGCCTTCGGTGGCCTCGATGTGGGCAGCCTTTTCGTTGACGCGGCGGTTGAGCACGCTGGCCGGCAGCATCTTGGCCTCGGTCATGAAGCGCATCACCCACTGGTTTGCCACGGACTCGGCCAGCGGACCATGGGGCTCGCCGCGCGGCGGTACCCAGCCCGCACTACGCTCCTGCGTGGCGCCGCATTCGGCGAACGGGCTCTTGGCGAGGGCTTCTTCGAGCTGCTGCAGGTCAGGAGACCAGGAATCGGAGATTCGGTAAATGATCAGGTTCTTGAGCATGGTGCTTCAGGCCAGGGATTTGGGGTTCTTGGGCAGGCAGCCCAGGCGGTTGGCTTCTGCGTCGGTCCAGGATGCGTGGCCCACCAGCAGGGTGTGGGCCTGGGTGGCCAGGGCCAGGTCGGGCTGCACGCGCCGGGCCTGGGAGACCAGCAGGTCCAGCAGCTTGGTATAGGCGCGGGTCTTGAGAATCCCCCAGCCACCGAACTCGGGAGGCATGCGCTTCACCATCTGCTCGGCCTGGATCTCGATGCCCTTCACGGCCTGCTTGTGGACGGCCTTGGCATCGATGCGCAGTTGGGCCGCCTCGCAGGAAAGCAACTTCGCGCGCTGTCGCAGGTTGTAGGCTTCGACGGCGCGTTTCTCGCCCTTTGCTTCAAGGCGCAGCGCGGCGGCCTCGGTGGCCTTGGCCTTGGCCTTGGCACGCATGATCATTTCTTGCGCGTAGAGATCTGCCGGTGTTTGCGACATGGGGTTCTCCAAACGATGGGTTACAGGGCGCCGCCTTCGGTGTCGTCGGCCGGCAGGTGCTGGATGGTGGGGGCGGGGATCGCTGGCGCGCGCGGCGCGGGCCCGGCAAGGAATTCGTCGCGCTTCACATAGAGCTGGTCGATCAGGGCGTCGGCCAGGCGTGGCAGGTCGCGGGCATTCATCAGCACCGCGCTTTGGACCTTCTCGATAGGCACGCCCAGGGCCGCGAGATTCGCCGCGTTGAGCTGCAGCCAGGGCGAGAACCTGGCGCAGATCTGCGTGAGGTTGAGCTTTTCGGGATGTGGCATGGTGGGTTCAGGCGGGCTGGGACTGGCGCATCGCCGCGTAGCCATCGAAGAGAGCCGAGAGCGGATCGCCTGCAACGACACATGGGGGCAGCTCCACGCCGGCCGTGGCCAGTGCGCAGCCGATGGCATACAGCCCGCCGTATAGAGCCCCAGCGTTTCCGCTGTGCGCGCTGTATGTGCTCAGGATGTCGAGGATCGGGTTGGCCACATGGGCCATGGCGTGGGCGCGGCCGTTCAGGCCAATGCTGGGGATGATCTGCGGGCCTGCCAGGCAGGCGGGTTCCGGATGGCTCATGAGCTGGTGCTCCAGGTTCAGAAAAGGGGTGCTCCGGAGATGGCCACCGCAGCGACAAGGCTGGCGGCCGAGAAGGCCGACCAGAGGAAAAAGCCGAGAAGTTTGGTCATGGCAGCTCGCGCAGGCATTCCATGGATTGCGGGCCGTTCCAGACCACGGCATGACCGGGCGGGCAGGCCTGGGCAGCGCTGTGCGCGCGCTGCGCGTCCGCTGCGCTGGCCAAGGGCTCCTGGGCTGCACCGGCATCGGCGCAGGCGCTGAGCGCCAGGGCCACGAGCACGGCCAAGCACAGCAGAAGCCAGCCGCCGGGCGTGGGCGCCGGGCCCCGCTCGACCACAGGGCCAGGGCGGGACGCCTGGCGCAGAAAGCGCGCATCCGGGTCAGGGTTGTAGGGCTCGGTGGGGATCACTCGTTGCATTTGGGCTCTCCTGAAACGACAAATCCGCCAGGAGGCGGATTCGTGGGGTTGGTGGCTTGCTGCGGTCGGCGCTGTGCTGCAGCCTCTGCCAACAGGCGCTCTTCTTCTTTCCATTCGGCAAGAGAGCGCGGCTCATAGGCGGCTTGGCCGCGATCTCCGCGCAGCCGGGTGAATCTGGTTCTCATGGTGGACTCCAAAAAAGCGCCCGCCCCACATTGCTGCAGGGCGGGCCAATGCCGCGAGAGCGGCCCCACGAAACAAAAAGGCCCCGCAACTTGTGAAGCTGCAGGGCCTGGCTGGAAAGTGCCGATGCCGTGAAGGCGTGCCTGGGAAGTTGAGAGGGAGGGAGGAGGATGCCCAGGCTCGGCGTGGAAACTGATTGCGTCCACGATACCCTGCACACGGCCGGGCAAATGTGAACGGAGAGTAAAAGTTGCAGGGCTTCCACCTGCTGCGGCTTGCGAGGCCTCTGCGACCCCGTGGCCAGGGTATTGGTTGATGGTCCCCGCTACTTTCCCGGGGTGGTCAGATAGATCCCAGTGCACGCCGACTACGTACCTCCCGTGCACCAGGCACGGCCACGACGCTACCCGTGGTCATCTCTCGTCACCATCATGGAAACGGATTCAGCCTGCGGGCGCGCTCTACTGCCCACTGAATCCATTCGGAGCGCTTCCATGATGGCCCCGGCGCTGTGCCGGGACATGTTCAATCGGCCGCCGCCGCAGCGGACAGCCGTGATTGCTCAGCCTGCGCCCGTGCCATGTCGCGCAGCTCCCGCAGGTAGCCGGCCATCTCGGCCAGCACCGGCTGCGCCTCGGGCTGCTCTGCCGCGAAGTCCTGGCCCAGGGTCTGGGCCAGGCGCCTGACGATCTCGGCATTGAGGCTGCGGTTTGCGGCGCTCGCCAACTGGACCAGGCGGCCGTGCATTTCCGTTGGGATGCGCAGCTTGCACTGCGTCGCGGGCGCTGTATCTGCAAGCTCAAGATCAGCGTCATCGTCGCCGTTCAGCAGCCAGTCTGGATCGACAGAAAGCGCCGCCGCCAACGTGTTGACGATGCGAAGGCGTGGGCGAACCTTGTCCGTTTCGTAGCGCGACAACTGGGTTGGGGCCATGTCGGCGCGCTCGGCCAAAGTGAACTGGCTCAGGCCCTTCTCGCTCCTGGCGAGAATGAGGCGCGCCCCGAAGGTGTTCGCCATCGCAATCACAGCGCCAGGCGCCGCTCCAGGTCCTGAAGAGCGGTGCAGGATTCGCGCAGCTGACCGGACAGGTCTTCGATGTGGCCCACCAGCGGGGCGGGCGCGGCCGGCACGGGGTTTGTCTGGCTACCCTGCCCGATAGGGTCATTCGGCATGAGCACCGGCTCCAGCCGTGCGCGCAGGCGTTGGATGGTTGCCTGCAGGTCGCGCACATTTACGGAGACTTGGCTGATGGCCGCATCTACCGGGCTGACGGGAATGCCGGTTGCCGGGGTACCCTCATAGATGGCTCCCAGGCCTGCTGTAGCGATGGCGGATTGGGCGGCCTGTGCGTGGCGCAGGCCTGTGCTTGCGGAAACGGTCACGGTGGTCTCTCCTGTGGTGGTGGCGGAAACAAAAGAGGCCTCCCGTATCGAGTAGCCTCTTTTGTTTTGCCCCGATGACGCTCGGGGCGGGCGTTGATGCGGCTCTACTTGAGCCAGTCCTTCGCGGCCTTGAGCATTTCAGAGGGCCGCTTGAACTTTGCGCCGGCCCAGAAGCCGGCGGCGAACATGCCGACGCAGAACGCCAGCAGGATGAGATCGACCATGATCAGCCGTCGATGGCGGCCAGCACCAGGTCGGCGGTGCTGGCAAAGGACTCGGCTTCGGCCACGGTCTTGGCGTCCACGATGTCGAACTTGGCGCCCTTGAGGTTGTCGTCCAGCTCGCGCAGGTAGTCGGTTGCGGCGCGGTCGTGGCCCACCTGCACGAACAGGATGGTCAGTTCGTCGTCGCTCTGCAGCTTGTTGGAGGCATCCACGATAACTTTGGCCGCTGCGGTCTTGTCGTCGGGCACACCGTCCGTGAAGACGATGATGAAATCCTTCTTGTCGGACTTGCCGGCCAGCTTGAGTGCGGCTGTCAGGGCCTCGGCCAGCGGGGTGGAGCTGCGGGGCGAGCGCGCCGCGAACACTTCGGCCAGCTTGCCTGCGTCCACGCCATCGAACGAATCGACGGCCTGGCCGTTGAACACCACCAGGCCGATGCCATCACTGTCCAGCTTGGCCAGATCACGGGTGAACTGCTCTGCGGTTTCCTGCACGGCCTGCCAGCGAGTGCGGCCCTTCACGTCATCCGTGGTCATCGAGCCGCTGGCATCCACAACGACGATGAAATCGAACTCGGACAGCTTGGCCAGTTGCGCTTGGGTCTCGGACATGGTTTTCCTTTGAGAGCGGGGAGAAGGCGCCCCGATTCGCCATAAAAAAACGCAGCGCCCTGGTGACAAGACGCTGCGTTTTTTTTCCCGGATTTGGTCCGGGATGGGTGTTGCTCGTGCTTTCCGAGCTGTCAGCGCTTTCGCGCAGGGCTTGCTGTTCTTGGTGTCCCTGTAAACCTCAACATGTTTCTGATCTTGGCAATCCTGTTTGCCTCACCAAACTGCCCGTCTACCGCGCTTTGGCGGACTGTGGCCTGGCAGGACTGCCAGAGCAGAGCAGCGGCCCATGCCCGCTGGTGCGTGTGCCGGAAAGCCCCGCAGGTGGGGCAAGCATCGGCTGCAACTTGTGAAAGACCGGGGCTTGCCCGGTCGATGCCGTGGTGCCCAACTTCCCGGCTGACCCGCATGTGCGGTGGCAGGGTACGTTGAGCGTGATGATAAGGCGATGCCTAATTTACTGCAATAGGCGTTGCCTTATTATTTCGGTGCATTGTGGATGCGCTCAGTGCAGACGCACTTCGAAGTAGGCTTCCTCCACTGCAATCCCCTGGAGTCCGGCTTGCTGGGCCGCCTCATAGGCCTTCTGCCAGGCGAGCGCCACTGGCTCGTTGGCCTTCCCGATTACGCCGCCCTCGGCCGCATCGTTGAAGAGCTTGTAGGCCCGGGTCATGGCCTCTTGGTTTGGGAAGCTTCGTTCAATCACCTTGGCGAAGCGGGCTTCGGCCTTGGCTTTGATGTCGTGCTCGATGCCGATGCAGTCTTGAAGGGTGACTCGGAGTGAGGTGAGGGCGGAAGTGGTCATGTGCATCCTTGGTGCTGGTTAAAAACACAGTTCTAGTATGCATGACAACTGTATGTGTGTACAGTAATTTGTTACATGGCGTGTACCTCGCCAACCAGTGGTCATGAAAAAGCCCGCTCGAGGCGGGCATGCTTTTCTTGGGCAGGGTAGTGCGCTTATGGCTTCGGTGTCGCGCCCGGAGATGGCACATTGATGATGATGGGTTGTTGGGGCGAAGATGGTGCGGACTGGGGTGGCGGCCTCCCAGCCGTCCAGATTGTCGAGATGACGCCGATGATGCCAGCGACTGCAATCGTCCCAATGCCAATAAGTGCCCCGTGGGTCCAACGGTGGTTGTCCGCGATTGCCTTATGCATGTCGGCTTGGCTCTTCGCTATGTCCGCGCGTAACGCGGCGAACTCTGCCTTAGATGCGTTGGTGAACTCCGACCACTCCGCCTTCGTTTCACGACGAAGCGTATCCAAATCTGCCTTGGTGGGCAGATTTTTGATGGCCTCTTCTAGTGCGGCGACGCGTGCTTCCATGTCTCCATTATCCGTTGGTGGACCGCCGCCTTTCAACCTCTGCCCGGAGTGCGCCTTCAGCTCCAGCCCTCGCATTATCTGATCTCTCTTGCGAGAGACCTCGTCTATGTGCTCAACCATTTACGAGTTTCTCCAACGCGGCAATAAGTTCGTCGGTTCGCTCTTCTGCTTCTGCAATTTGATCTGAGGTCTTTTGGCGTACCACCTCTAGCCTTCCAATAGCCTGCTGCGAAACGCTTGGCATCTCTTGGAGTAGATCAATAAGTTCTTCCACGGCACTTTGCAGGGCTCTTGCGTTCACTTGTTGGGAAAGATGAAGCCGCACACTTGCGAGTGCAAAATCTTGAATTGTTCCGTCTATAGCCATGAGCAACTCGTTTTTCAATGCTTCATAGTCCACCACGCCAACACCTTGCCGGCAATGTTGATGCACTCAGATGCCTTGCGAAGATCAATTCGCTCTTCGTCGGGATAGTCTACGATGTTGTCGCTGCGAAGGACCAGTGTGCCGTCAGAAAGTATTAGTGCTTTCTTTAACAAGAGGCGGTTGTAAACATCAATGACGTAAATCCCCTGAGCGTCAATGGTCCGCTGCCCCATATCCACAAACACTAGGTCTTCATCTTGAATCGTCGGTTTCATGCTGTGGCCGTTGCCCGTCATGATCTTGATGCGCTCGGGATTGACTGTCCCGATCTTCTTGCGAACCCAGCTTTCCAAGACATCGAGATGCCGGACGATTTGCACGGCCTCGTCCATGTGCGAGCCAGGACCCATTGACGGCCGGACCGAGAGATGCTGCAGGCGTACGTAGCCGGGCGGTGGGGTGTCATCGATGACCTGGATCACGTTTTCCCCTTGTTTGGACGTCTCGGCGGTAGTCCCTGGCGGGTAATCGGGCAGCCCCCAGTGCGCAGGCTGGACCACGTCTGCGAAGTAGCTCCAGAGCTTTGGGAGCTTGTCCTTGCTGATGGTCCCGCGATTCACCCAGTCTTGGATGGATGGAGGCCTCACCTCAAAGTGCTCGGCTACCTCCTTCTTGGAGACGCCCTTCAGTTCGATGGCTTCAGCGATGGCTTGGCCTAATTTTTCACCAGTAAGCATTGCCTAATGTTCCATGTGTGAGTGTGCGTAGGCAATGCCTATTGATCAAAATTAGGCAGAGCCTTATCATGGGGTATGACGTACTTACACCCCGGACTTGCGGTTCAGGCAGTTGTCGATCTTGTTGGCAGCCAGGCTGCCCTGGCTCGCGCGCTCCAGGTTTCCGCGCCCACTGTGAACCAGTGGATCAAGAGGCGCCGCCCGGTCCCAAAGGCGCTCAGCCCAAGGATCGAAGCGCTGTCCTGCGGCTCGGTCTCCCGCCGAGACCTGCGCCCCAACGACTGGCAGGACATCTGGCCTGAGCTTGCCCAGTCCACCCCCCAGGCGCAAGGCCATGCATAAGCCGTACCGCTGGGGCGACGTGCCCCCGCCCGCCGTGCAGCGCCTGCGGGAACTGCGCAGTCAGCGCAGGGCGGCCTTGCAGGCCAAGCGCGATCACCAGGATTTCGTAATCCGGGAGCGACTCAAGGGCGGGAGCGAAGAGGAGCGAGACCGAATCCTTCATGCCCTCCACGGGGATGCCTTCGGCAATTTCTCCTGCCCCATCGGCATGTCCGAAGCACCCGCGCCGCGTCGGCCTGTCTTGGGCTGGCAGCTGGGCTGGTCGCGCCTCAACCGCTGGCTCCCAGATTCCCCTCCACCTGTCACCACATCCAAGGAGTAGTCCCGCATGCGTGACACCCACGAAAAGCTGAGCCGGGCTGAAGCGGCTGCCTTCCGGGCGATCCAGACAGCTCTCGCCGACCTCGATGCCGAGCAGGCCGAGCGCGTGCTGGCGCGTGTCCAGGACCAACTGGATGAAGACGCTGGCGCACCCATGTTCGCGCGCGGCGTTGCCGGCCCCCTGGGCAAGCTGGACATCCCGCTGCGCACAAAGGTGGACGAGGCCACGGCCGACCTGTTCCTGCGGCACTGCGGCCAGCAGGCCACGGACACCTCGATGGTGCTGCGCGACTGCGTGTACGCCCTGGTCTACGGCAAGACCTATCGGCAGATGGTGGTGGAGAAAGTGAACCATGACGCGCAGCGTACCGAGGCGCTGGCCAGGCTCATAGGGCCTTTTGGTAGCCCCGAATTCGGAGGGCCTGCCCGATGAACGCCATCACTGCAATTTCCGCCGCCGCGCTGACGATGAGCAGCGAAGAAATCGCTTCTTTGGTGGAGTCCCGCCACGACAACGTGAAGACCTCCATCGAGCGCCTGGGCGCGCGCGGCGTGATCCAACTCCCTGCGTTGCAGGAAGTCCGGAACCATCTTGGCCAGACCGTGAGCGTCTACCAACTGTGCAAGCGCGACAGCTATATCGTGGTGGCGCAGCTGTCTCCCGAGTTCACGGCGCGCCTGGTTGACCGCTGGCAGGAGCTGGAGGCCCAGGCCGCCCCGGCGCTTCCTGATTTCTCCAACCCTGTGGCCGCCGCGCGCGCCTGGGCTGATGCCAAGGAATCCGAACTGCGCACGGCCGAGGCGCTGGCACTGGCCGCGCCCAAGGCCGAGTACGTGGACCGCTACGTGGCCGCCAACGGCGCGAAGGGCTTCCGGCAGGTGGCCAAGCTGCTGGGCGCGAACGAGCACGAGTTCCGCGCGTGGCTGCAGGACGAAAAGATCATGTACCGCCTGGGCGGCGAATGGACTGCGCACCAGTGCCACATCGATGCTGGCCGCTTTGTCGTGAAGACGGGCGTGGCCCATGTCAACGATCACGCCTTCAACGCCACGAAGTTCACACCCAAGGGCGTGAATTGGATTGCCGGCCTGTGGGGCCAGCACCAAGCCCGCTTGGCGCAAGGGGAGCGTGCATGAACCTCGCTTCCATGCTGGACCGGCCCATCGCCTTCCAGCGTTCCTTTGTGCACCTTGGCGCCGGCATCACTGGCGCGCTGATGCTCTCCCAGGCCGTGTACTGGGCCAACCGTGGATCCGACGACGACGGCTGGTTCTTCAAGACACAGGTGGAATGGGAGGATGAAACAGGCCTCAGCCGCACTGAGCAGGAGACCGCCCGCAAGAAGCTGCTGTCGCTGGGGCTCATGGAGGAGGCCCGCCGCGGCATCCCCGCCAAGCTGTATTTCCGGGTCAGCATCGATGCGCTGGTGAGCCAGTTGGAGGGCCTGGAGACCCCCTGCAAACAAGATTGCAGGAATCCTGCAATCAAGGATGCGGGAACCCCGCAAGCAGGTTCGCAGAAATCCCGCAAACAGGTTCGCGGGAAAGCTGCAAACAGGTCTGCAGGAAACCCGCAATCTAAACTAAGTAAGACTACAACAGAGACTACTTCAGAGACTACAGCAGAGAGTATTGCGACGGGGGCTGAAGCCCCCCACGCTGCTGCTGAGCCGATGCGTGTCACAGCCCCCAACGGGACAATCCACGAGATCCCTGCAGAGCTGCGCTACCCCGGCCCCGACACCAAGTCCCACAAGACCTGGATCGCCTACGCCATTGCCTACGAGGGCCGGTACCGCAGCTGGCCCGTCTGGAACCAGACCGTGGGCGGCCAGATCTGCAACTTCATCGACCGCGTCGGCGCCGAGATCGCCCCCCGCATTGCCGTGCACTACGTGCGCCGCGTGCAGGAGGACTTCATCGTCCGGGAGATGCACCCTGTCCGCCTGCTGCAGCAGAACGCTGAGAAGTGGGCGACGCAGTGCCAGACCGGCGTAGGCATGACCAGCACGCAGGCCCGCCAGGCCGACCAGACGAGCGCGAACGCGGGCGCCATCGAGGAAGCCAAGCGGCTGATGCGTGAGCGTGCAGGCTCTGCCCAGGCTGCGGCACCGGGCGCCGGGCAAGGCGAGGGGGAGGTGATCGATGTCTGACCACCACGACACCGACTGGCTGCTGGAGGAACTTGGCGCCACGATGGAGCTGAGCGGCCAGCAGGTCCGGCCTGCTGCACTGCTGCTGCTGGCGGAAGACCTCGCCCACATCGACAAGCCTGTGCTGCGCCTGGCCCTGGCCCGCATCCGTGCCGAGCATCGCGGCCCGATCCTGACTGGCACCGTGCTGCAGTACGTGGACCACGCCATGGGCCGCATGCTGCCCGCCGAAGCCTATGGACTGGCGCTGACCAGTGCTGACCAGCAGGCCACCGTGGTCTGGACCGACGAGATCGCCCAGGCCTGGGCCGTGGCCGCGCCGCTGCTGGATGCTGGCGACAAGTTCGGTGCCCGGCAGGCCTTCATCGAGGCCTATGGCCGCATCACGGGCGAGGCCCGTGCGCTGCGCCGCCGTCCTGTGGTGCAGGTCAGCCTGGGCCACGACCCCGAAGCCCGGGCACGCGCCGTGCAGGAAGCCATCACGGCAGGCCGGTTGCCGGGCGGTCTGGAGGGCCTGACCGACGACCTGCGCGAGCAGCTGCAGCTGCCGGCCCCGCGCGCCGCCCTGGCGTTGCCAGCTCCGGACTCGGTGCCCACCGGTCCGAAGCGTGAGGTGCTGTCCAAGCTGGCCACCCTGCGCGAAGCCTTTGCGCTCAAGGCCTCGCGCTTCACGCCCGTACAGGTCCAGGCCCGCGCAGACCGGATGCGCGTGGGGCAGGCCAAGCGCCGCACAGCCGCCGCCGTGGCGCAGCACCAGCAGGGGAGCCAGCCATGAGCGCCATACACGCCTCAGTCGCCCGCGACTACCTGACGCAGCCCTACACCTACACGCTCGCGCAGGAACTGTCGGCCAGCGAACGGCAGCCGCTGCACCAGCGCAAGCGCGAGCCTCTGGCTGCTGCAGTCCTGGCCGCCGTGCATGCCGTGGGCTATGCCGCTCCCACCGTCCAGCACTGGCGCGACCTGGCCGACGCAGCGAACCTGTCCGAGACCCTGCTGGGTATGGGCGTCTTCACCGAGCCCGAGGCCCAGAGCCTGTTTGCTGATGCCGTGGCGGCCGTCGTGGATCTGGGTCGCAAGCACGGCCACGGCCAGGAGATGCGCCTGAACGCCGTGCAGCTGGGCCACCTGGTCGAGTTCGGCGAGGCCTACGGCCAGGTGCTGGAAGTGATCCCGGCCCGCACTTTCATCCGCGCGCACCGCGCCACCGAACGCCGCCTGCGCGAGCTGCTGGTCAACAGCCACGGCAGCGACACCCATGAATTCATCGTCGTCTGATAACCAATGGCAGCAACATCAAATCAATCTCAGCGGGGAAGCCGTGGCGCACCTCGTCAAGCTGGCTCAGCAACCCGGGTGGTGGGAGTACGTCAAGGCCAGGGCCAGGGAGCTGGACAGGGACGAGTCCCGGCTGTTCGTGGACATCGAGCAGCAGGTGGTACAGCAGTTGCAGGCGCTCGCGTGGCGCCCGCCGCCCCGCGCGTGACGGTGCCGGCTGGCCACCAGGGCCCGATCACGGTGCTGGGCATGGACCCGGGCAAGCACACGGGGCTGGCCTGGATAGTGGACGGCCAGCTGCAGGCGCTGGAGGAGATTGCGCCAGCGCAGATCCTGCAGACGCTGCAGGGCAGGATGCCCACGTTGGTGATCTTCGAAGACAGCCGCAAGGCGCGGAAGACGTGGACCGGCCAGGGCAGCGCCGCGGCGCGGGCCAAGATGGCGCGCAACGTGGGCGAGATCGATGCATGGTGCGTGCTGATCGAAACCATGTGCGCCAGCCTCGGCATTGCCTGCCACGGCATGCCGCCCAGCGCGAAGGCCGGCGGCGCCCACGGCGCCAAGATCGATGCCGCCACCTTCAGCCGCCTGACCGGCTGGGCCGGCCGCAGCAATCAGCACCAGCGTGACGCCGCAATGATCGCGTGGTCCTTCCGGAGGGCACGGCCATGAAGCGCATCTACATCGCCGGCCCGATGACAGGCCTGCCAGAGTTCAACTACCCGGCCTTCAACCGCGCCGCCGCCATGCTGCGCGCCCAGGGCCACCACGTCGAGAACCCGGCCGAGAACCCCGCGCCAGCGTGCGGGAGCTGGGCCGGCTACATGCGTCTGGCGCTGCCGCAGCTGTGCACCTGCGATGCCGTCCACCGGCTGCCGGGCTGGAAGCAGTCGCGCGGCGCCCGGTTGGAGAGCTTTGTGGCGCGCGTGCTGGGTCTGGAGGTGCAGGACTTCGATGCCAGCGCAGGGGAGGGCGGCGCACATGCTTGATTTCCGCCCCGACCTTCCGCGCCGTGGCCAGCGCGGCCCCGTGCGCGCCGCGCCCCAGCACCCGCCCCTGTGGCGGGGCGCCGCGATGCGTGAGCGCATCGAAGGCCCCGATGCCCTGGGCCGCTACCGCTTCTCCGTCTGGTCGGAAAACCGCTGCTGCCGCCTGGAGCAGTACGGCCCCACGCGTGTGTGCGTGATGAACGACCACGGTTTCCTGGTGCAGATCGATGTTGAAGGGGATGTCCGATGAGGGTAATGCTCGTCTCAGAAATGGCTCGTGAACTGATCGACCACCCGACCAGCAGGCACTCTTTCATCCTTCCGCCCTCGTGGAAGCGTTTGGTGGATGAGCTGATGGCTGATCCCAATCCCAAGGGCGATGCCGCTCTCACGCGGGCAGCGTTGAACGGAGCAAACATCCTGTATCAGCGTTGCCCTGTCCGCCCAGCGTTGCCCGCCGGCGGCGTGTTCGACACCTTCCCGTGGGAGGTAATGGATCGGCTGGATGCTTGGCGGGAGGCGCATCCATGGCGCTGACACGCAGGCCGTTCAAGTCCAAGAGCCCATGGCCTGTGGCAGGCGCGACCAATCTGGACCGCGAAGAGCGCCTGGCGCAGCGCGCGGCACGAGCCATGGACAGCGCCCGCGCCACTGCCGGCATGGCGTGCACCAGCACCGTTGTGATGGGCGCTGCCAGCACGGGCTTGGTCGTGCCAAAGGCCGAGATCCTGGAATGCGAATCCTACCGCCGCGCCGTCGCCGCGCTGCCCTGCATCTGGTGCGGCATCGCCGGCTACAGCCAGCACGCCCACCTGAACCTGGGCAAGGGCTTCGCGCTCAAGACCGATGACCGCACCGGTTTCCCCCTGTGCTGCGCGCGCCCGGGCATCGAAGGCTGCCACGTCGCATACGACCAATACCGCCTTGTTGACGGCGGACGCGAAGCCCACCGGGACTACGGCCTCGAGTGGGGGCGCATCACCCGCCACACGATTCTTGAATCCGGCCAATGGCCACAACGCCTGCCTCTCTGGAGTGAAACCGTATGAACCAAGCCACCACCAGCACCATCCACAAGACAGCCGGCGGCAATCCTGACCCGGGCGCGGTCGAGGCCGTACCCACGCTGACGCAGGTCTATGAGGCGATCCGCCAATTGCACGAGGCCGGCGAAGAGCCCACGCGCGACCGCATCCACAAGATGACGGGCCTAAACCTCACCACAGTGGACGACCGCATCAAGGTGCTGCGTGGCGAAGGGATGATCTCGGCGGTGAAGCAGTGCTATCGCCCGGTGCACCAGCACGGGCCGGCGCGGGATGTGGTCATCGTTCATCTCAACGATGGGCGAACCATGGTGGAGATCGGTGAGCATGTGCTGCACCTCGTCCGCCCTGAAGCCGCACGCCTCGGGCAGGGATTGGCAGGCGTGGCCCTTGAGCACACGGCGCTGACACGCGTCACAGAATTGCAGGATCAACTGCTCGAGGAAGTGGCAAAGAGGCGAGCGCTCGAACGCGAGGTGAGGGCGCTGAAAGGGCAGAGGAAGCTCGACCCGCGACAGGCAGACCTATTGGCGTAGGCCGCCATCTAAGGCTTCATGGAGCGGGTCGCCAGTCTTGGGGTCAATCCTATTCATTGTTCTTGAGACCGCACCACTCGATACCGGATTCAATGAGTGTGATGTAGGACGGATCAAAGGAGTCTTTCAAATCCTGATTCCAATCCTTGCTAAGGAAGAACTTCTTGTGATTGCAGACTTGAAGCTTGAGCGTGTGCTCCCATGCCTTGTCACCTTTTGTGGAAATAAAAATCTGCTCTCCAGAATTCAAAAAGTAGCTGACGAACCAAGCGTATTTTTCTTCCTCCTCTTTGTTCGCGGGCTTATTTTTTTCTTTACTGTTGACTCCCTTGGAGTCACGAAGACCTGCGGCGAGGTTCGGGTGCTCTATGGCAAGTTTTAGGTATTCGCTGTATGCCTGTTGAGCGGTGGCTTCTTTCTGGGATGCGTTTGAAGACGAAATTTGCTGTTTCGCCACAACAAGCGCAAAGCACGCAATCACTACGCCGACAACGATGGCCAAGCATTCGATGTAAGGCAAAGAAGCCAGTATTTTTGATTTCATTTGGGTGGCATTGAGGATGTTGAAGACCAAATTGTATCAAATTGATTCAATATGATTGACTCCGGCTAGGGTTCGACTCCCTATGGATGGATGGGAAAACTCAGGGTCATGGCCCAACGTTCCGCCGGCAAGTCCGAGCCCCCAAAGAAACCTGCAACCAAGAAGCCTGCTGCCGCGAAGAAGGCCGCAGGCTCTGCCGTTCCTGCGAAGCGCCCAGCGGCCAAGAAGCCTCCGAGCGCCACCGCGAAACCCGCATCGAAGAAGGCCCCGGCAAAAAAGGCCGCCCGCACCAAGAGCACGGATGCCCAGACGCTGACCGCGAGGGAGTCGAAGTTCATCGATGAATTCCTGGTGGACCTGAATGGAACCCAAGCGGCGATTCGAGCCGGCTACAGCTCCAAGACTGCCCGGCAGATCGCCTCGGAGAACCTGTCAAAACCTCACATCCAAGTCGCTATTGCGGAAGCCCGAAAGCAGCAGCAGGAGCGCACGCAGATCACTGCCGATGCCATGCTGCAGCAGGCCTGGCTGATCGCAACAGCCGATGCGCGTGAGCTGATCGAGACCAAGGTTGCATGCTGCCGCCATTGCTGGGGCGAGAACTTCCGCTACCAGCGCACCGTCAGCGAGATGAACCATGCACGCGAATCATGGCGCGCAGAAGGTAAGGCGCCCGAAGATTTCGATGAGGAGGGCGGCATCGGGTTCAACCCCCACCGGCCGCCGCACCCAGAGTGCACTGCATGCGTTGGCGATGGATATGCGCGCGAGGTCATCAAGGACACCCGCACCCTGAGTCCTGCCGCAGTCCAGCTCTATGCTGGCGTGAAGCGCACGAAGGAAGGGCTGCAGGTCTTGATGCACAGCAAGGAGGCCTTTGCCGAGAAGCTGTGGAAGTACCTGGGCCTGTACGAGAAGGACAACCAGCAGAAGTCGGACCCTCTGGCCGCGCTGCTGCATCGCATCTCCAAGGAGAACGGCAACGGCTTCGCGCCCATTGCAGATGACCCGGAGCGCACGGGCCCGCGCGCGGTCTCCACGCTGGCGGTGAAGCAAGACCCGACGGACGAGGAGGATTGAGGCTGTGGCCGCGCGCGTCCACAGTGCTCCCCTGAACCGGCTCCCCGACACGCCCGAGGAGCTGGAGCGGTGCTTACGTGATCCCGAATGGCGCCTGTTCTCTGGCTGCCTGTACAAGATCATGGTCAAGGGTGATTCCAAGGATGGGGAAGAGGCCGACACCTTCACCATGCCTTTCCGGCCCAATCGCGCACAGAAGCGGTTCATCAGCCGGCTCTGGCACCGCAACATCATCCTGAAGGCGCGGCAACTCGGCTTCACCACCCTGATCGCAATCCTGTGGCTGGACCACGCGCTGTTCAATGCGGATCAGCGCTGCGGCATCATCGCGCACGACCGCGAGGCGGCCGAGGCCATCTTCCGGGACAAGGTGAAGTACGCCTACGAGAACCTGCCCGAGGAGATTCGAGACCGCTTCCCCCTGGCGCGCGACAGTGCCGTGGAGCTGCTGTTCGCCCACAACAACAGCAGCGTGCGCGTGGCTACGTCCATGCGCTCGGGCACCATCCACCGGCTGCACGTTTCTGAGCTGGGCAAGATCTCGGCACGCTTCCCGCACAAGGCCAAGGAGGTGATGACCGGCTCCATACCGGCCGTGCCGACCACGGGCATCCTGGTGATCGAGAGCACGGCTGAAGGCGCCAACGGCGAGTTCTACCACCTGTCACAGCGGGCCGAGGCCCTGCACTACACGCACAAGAAGCTGAGCCCGCGCGACTACCGCTTCCACTTCTACGCCTGGTGGCAGGAACCCAACTACCGCATGGACGCGGGCCTGGTCCATGTCGCGCGCGAGCAGCACGACTATTTCGACCAGGTCGAGGTCGAGATGCAGTGCACCATCGATCTGGAGCAGCGGGCCTGGTATGTGGCCACCCAGGAGGCGGACTTTCCCGGCGCGCCTGAGCGCATGTGGCAGGAGTACCCCTCCACGCCGGCCGAGGCATTCCAGCAGTCGAGCGCGGGCCGGTACTACGCCAAAGCCATGGTCGCGCTCACGAAGCGCGGCGGCATCACCTCGGTGCCAGAGCTGGATCTGCCGGTCTACACCTTCTGGGATATCGGGCGCGCAGACGGGACGGCCATCTGGTTCATGCAGTCCCTGCGCGGCGAGGACCGCTTCATCAACTACTACGAGGAGCACGAGGAAGACCTGCGGCACTACGTGCGCCACCTGCAGGGCCTCGACTACGTGTTCGGCGCGCACTTCCTGCCGCACGACGCGAATCACAAGCGCCTGGGCGATACCAACAGATCGACCAAGCAGCAGCTGCAGGCCCTCATGCCCGGCCAGAAATTCACCGTGGTGCCGCGCATCACCGAGCTGCAGACGGGCGTCAACCTGGTGCGCAAGCACCTGCGCGGCGCCTGGTTCGACCGGGAAGCCTGTGCCTTCGGCCTGGAGCGCCTGCGCGGCTACAGCAAGAAATTCAGCCGGGCGCTGAACAAATTCATCGATGAGCCCGACAAGTCCAACGGCTGCACGGAAGGCGCTGACGCGCTGCGGCAGTGGGCGCAGGCGAAGGAAAGCGGGCTCTTCAACCCCAACGACGATGGGTACGGCGCGCGCGCTGAACCCGAAGAGGAAGAGGATGCGCCGGACTGGCGCGCGTGAGGCACTGCCATGAACTATGCAACTCCCCCAAGCACTGCAGACCTGGGCGCGGCGCTGACGCCGCACGAATATGCCCGCATCATCGATGACATCCTGGAGCAGCCACCGTGGCGCCGCCAGGCCGACATGGAAGCCGACTATGCCGACGGCAACCAGCTGGGCAGCGAACTGCTCGCGCGCATGAAGCGCTTCGGCATCCCGCCGGCCAAAGAGAACATCATCGGCCCAGCGATTGCCGCCGTGTGCGGCTACGAGGCAAAGACGCGGACCGACTGGCGCGTGACGCCTGACGGCGACCCGGGTGGCCAGGACGTGGCTGATGCGCTCAACTTCCGGCTGAACCAGGCAGAACGACACAGCCGGGCAGATCGCGCGATCAGCGATGCCTTCAAGCCGCAGGTGAGCGTGGGCCTTGGCTGGGTGGAGGTCGCACGGGCCAGCGATCCCTTCGCCTATCCCTACCGTTGCCGGTATGTGCACCGCAATGAAATCTGGTGGGACATCCGGGCGCAGGAGGATGACCTGTCCGATGCGCACTGGCTGCTCCGGGAGCGGTTCATCCGCAAAGACCGTGTCGCGGCGGCATTTCCCAAGCACCGGGACCTGATCATGCGCGCCGACTCCGCATCTGGTCCTGGCGGATACGGCGGCTACCTTGGGGAGGGCGGCTATTCCACGGGCCTGGTGCCTGGGTTGGATGTTTCCCGGGCCTGGACTCCGCGCGAGCATGCTTGGTATCGCTCCGAGACCGATGAACTCAGCCTTTGCGAACTCTGGTACCGGCGTTGGGTGCCGGCGCTCGTGCTGCGCCTGCGCGGTGGCCGTGTGGTTGAGTTCGATGAATCCAACCAGCAGCACCGCCTGGCCGTGGCCTCGGGCGCGGGCACGCTGTCGCGCGAGACCGTCACGCGGCTGCGCCGGTCCTACTGGATCGGTCCCATCTGCCTGCACGACGGCCCCACGCCATACCCGCACCAGCATTTCCCATACGTGCCGTTCTGGGGCTATCGGGAAGACCAGACGGGCATGCCGTTCGGCCTGGTGCGCGACATGCTGTTCCCACAGGACAACCTGAACAGCACCATGGCGAAGCTGCGCTGGGGCATGGCCTCGCAGCGAGTGGAGCGGACCAAGGGCGCCACAGCGATGACCGATGCGCAGTTGCGCCAGCAACTGGCCAGGCCCGACGCAGACATTGTTCTCGACGCAGAACACATGCAGCAGGAGGGCGCGCGCTTCCAGGTGCACCGCGATTTCCAACTCGATGCACAGCACTTCCAGTTGATGGAAGACAGCCGGCGCGCGCTGGGCCGTGTCAGCCCCGTCACGCCGGCCATGCAGGGCCAGGCCGGCACCGCGCGCAGCGGACTGCAGGAAACCACCCAGGTGGAGCAGTCCCAGATCGGCATGGCTGACTTGATGGACAACACCAAGGACGGGCGCACGATGGTCGGCGAGCTGCTGATGTCGCTGATCATCGAGGACATGGGCGACGAGGAGCAGACCATCGTGATCGAGGGCGACGTGCTCAACCCGCCGCGCACCGTGGTGCTGAACAAGGCCGAAGAGGACCCCGACACAGGCTTGGCCTATCGGTCCAATGACGTTCTGCGCACGCGCATGAAGGTCGCCCTGGAGGATGTGCCGAGCACCAGCAGTTTCCGAGGCCAGCAACTCAGCTCGCTGTCCGAGGCGGTGAAGTCCCTGCCGGAGCATATCCAGGTGGTCGCGCTGCCATTCCTGATCGACCTGATGGATCTGCCCCGCAAGAAGCAGGTGGTGGAGGCCATCCGCGCGGCGACGGGCCAGCAGACGCCGGAGCAGATCGAGCAGCGTGTGCAGCAGGAGGTGCAGGCTGCGCTGCTCAAGGCCGGCCACGAGCTGAAGGCGCGCGAGCTGGAGATGAAGGAGCGCCTGACGGATGCCCAGATCAAGAAGGTGATGGCCGACGCTGTGCAGGTGGGCGTGCAGGCCGCCTTCTCGGCGATGCAGGGCGGGGCTCAGGTCGCCACGAACCCGGCCATCGCGCCAATTGCCGATGCCATCATGCAGGGCGCTGGCTACCAGAAGCCCAATCCGGGCGGCGACGATCCGGATTTCCCAGTGCCCGGCGTGGCGGCCGGCGGACCCGCTCCGCAGTCGGGTGGCCCTGGCGCAGCCGGCGACATCGCTCAGGTGCGCGAGAACACCAGCCCTGCATACCCGCCCATTCCGCAGGAGCCGGCGCGCGGCATGCAGGGGATCGAGACCGCCACACCTGCCGACAACCTGTAGCGATTCACTCCGTCCAGAGTTGGATGCAACGGGCGCGCGGCCTGACACTGTGTTCCACGTTGAAGGCGAAAGCCAGAGACGAGAAGCCTGCCCGTGATGGGTCGGCACCTCCCGCAGCTGGAGAGCGTGATGGTCGGGGCTTCGGCCCCGGCCTGATCCTCGAATCTGCGTGCCCCTTCAAACAGGCCCGGCCGGATAGCCGGGGATGTGGAGCACCTACATGCCGATGTCACCTGAGCAACTGCTCGAATCCGCCTTTGCAGGGCAACTGGATCTGGACGCGGACGCGGCCCAGGCCGCCGAAGCCAGCAACGCCGCGAGCACTGCTACCCCCGCAACTGCTACCCCTGGCGCTGAGCAAATTGCTGCAGCGCCTTCTCCCGCTCCTGCTGCTGCACCCGCTGTCGCAGCGACCCCAGCTCCTGCACCTGCTGCAGGCGCGGCCCCGGCTCAGGATGACGAGCCGGCCGGCGCGCCCATTGCCAGCAAATCGGGCAGCTACACGATCCCGTTTGAAAAGCTGGCCCAGGCCCGTACCGAGCGTGACCAGTTCAAGGCGCGCGGCGACTCGCTGGAGAGCGAGAACGCCACCTTGAAGGCGCAGATCGACCAGTTGACGCGCAGTCAGCAAAGCAACCTCGCTCAGGCCCAGGCGGATGCCGTGGCCCGCGAGCAAGCGGGCGCGGCGCCAACCTCGGCCGACAAGAACCTGGCCATTGCCCAAGCCGCAGCCGCACAAGGCGTGGACATGACCCTGTTCGGCGACTTCTCGGAGGAGGGGATCGCCAAGGGCGTGGCTGCGCTGGTGGACCAGCGTGCTGCAGCACTGGTGGACGCACGACTGGCCCAGGCCATGCAGCCACTGCAGCAGCGTGAACAGGTCAGCGCCCAGCAGGCGCACGACAACGCGATCTATGCAGCGCATGATGACGCGGACGAAATTGCCGACTCTGCCGAGTTCAAGCAGTGGGTGGATGCCCAGCCTGCTTTCGCGCGCGCGGCCGTGGCCAACGTCCTGCGGAACGGTTCCGCTGCCGAGATCGTGGAAGTCTTCACCACCTTCAAGGGTGCCCGGTCCGCAGCTGCTCCCGCTGCCAGCCCTACCGCTCCTGCCAATGCCGTGGACGCGGCCGTGGCAAAGGCGAAAGCTGAGGCAGAGCAGGCCGTGCCGGTGAGCCTGTCTGAACTGACGGGCGCGGCTGCTGGTGCCAGCGAAGCTGAGCGCGCGCAGGCACTGGCCAACAACCCCGCGGCGCTGCTCAACGTGATGAGCGGTATGTCACCGGCAAAGATCGATGCCTTGATGAACAGCTTGGCGTGAACCGCTGATTATTTTTTGAAACCCGGGCCACCTCGTGATGAGGCAGCCCTCTCCCCAAGACGGAGGACATATGTCCGGAAAAACCAATGTGGCAACCGGTTCGCCGAATGCCCAATTCGTCCAGGCTGCCGGGCTGTTCGCTCAGTCCATGCAGCGCAATTCCACGCTGAATCGCATGGTGGGTACCGTCCCCCAGGGCGAGGCTCACGTCAGCGCCGTGCTGAGCAAGCAGACCTCCACAGACATGCCCATCGTGCGAACGGTGGACCTGACGCGTGGCAAGGGCTCCGAGGTGGAGTTCCACTTCGTGCAGCCCACCAATGCCTATCCCATCATGGGCAGCCGCATGGCCGAGGGCAAGGGCACGGGTATCGAGTTGGACAACGGCCGCGTGCGCGTGAACCAGGTCCGCTTCCCCGTGGATATCGGCGACACGATGACCGACATGAATTCCCCCGTGGAATTCCGCCGCATCGGCCGGCCCATCGCGCTGTCGCTGATGAACGGCTACCAAGACCAGCTGATGCTGACCCACTTGGCCGGCGCGCGCGGCTTCCACGACAACATCGAATGGCGTCTGCCTACCGAGGCTCACCCGCAGTTCGCGGAATTTGCCATCAATGAAGTGAAGGCGCCTACCCGCAATCGTCACTTCGTCGCAGACGGCGATGCCATCAAGACCGTGGCCGCCAACGCGGGCGAGCTGGACATTGCATCCACCGACGTGCTCGGCATGGATGTGGTGGACAGCATTCGCACGACGATGGAATCGATCCCTCTGCCGCCGCCCGCCATCAAGATCCCCGAGGACAAGGTGGCCGAGGATTCGCCGCTGCGTGTGCTGCTGGTCTCCCCCGCGCAATACCACGCATTCGCCCAGGACCCCGGCTTCCGCCAGTTCCAGGCGAACGCCCTGGCTCGCGCGTCCAAGGCCAACAACCACCCCCTGTTTCTGGGTGAAGTGGGCCTGTGGAACGGCATCTTGATCTGCAAGATGCCCAAGCCCATCCGCTTCTATGCTGGCGACACCGTTCGCTACTGCGCCTCCTACGAGACCGAGACGGAAAGCACCTGCGTCGTCCCCGCCTCGTTCGGCACCACCCATGCGGTGGACCGCGCGATCCTGCTGGGCGGCCAGTCGCTGGCCCAGGCCTTCGGCAAGTCCAAGCACGGTGGCATGCCGTTCTTCTGGTCTGAGAAGGACTTCGACCACGGCGACAAGCTGGAGCTGCTGATCGGCGCCATCATGGGCGTTTTCAAGATCCGCTGGCTGGTGTCGCAGGGCAACGGCAAGAAGCACTTCACCGACCATGGCGCGACGGCCATCGACACGGCTGTGCGCATCATCGGCGAGCGCAACTGACGCGCCCCAGGGCGGGCGGTCGGCTGATCGCCTGTCCTCCGCTGAGTTCTTCACCATTTCATCGGAGGCCATCATGGCAACCATCACCAAAGTGCAGTCCGCCAGCAATCGCCTGGGCGCGACGCCGTGGGGCAACCTGAGCGCCCTGCATTACACCCTGGCCACCAACGCGGCCGGCGCGGCCCTGGGCGGCGACATCCTGACGCCCGCCATTCAGGGCACAAAAATCCGCTTGGGCCTTCTGCCCGCTGGCTTCAAGCTGATCGACAGCCTGGTCGTCGTTGCCGTCGGCATGACGGCATCTGTCACCGCCAAGGTCGGCTTCGAGTATGCCGACGGCGTGGATGTGCCGGCCGTGCCTCAGGACGACGACTACTTCGGCGCGGGCGTGAACCTGGCCGCCACAGCGCGTCTGCGCAACGCCACCGCCAATCCGGTCATCACCTTGCCCAAGGATGCCTACCTGATCCTGACCGTGGGCGGGGCGGACAACGCCAAGGCCAGCGCGCTGGACGTGGTGGTGCTGGGCGTCCCCGAAGGCGTGGCCTGATCGAAGCCGCGCTCGCGGCGATGAACCATGCAGCAAGCCGGCCTGTCCGGCTTGTTTCACATGAACGGAGCGAATCATGAAATTCGACAAGCTGGAATACACGGGCAAGAAGCCCTATCACGACCGTCTGGCGGCCACCCATTGGCAGCCTGGCGACACCAAGCTGGTGCCCGAGGCCGTCGCGCGCAAGCTGCTGCGCTTCGTGGAATTCAGCCGCGCGCCGGCAACCCAGCAGCAGGCAGAGCAGCTGCAGCCTGCCGACCTGCAGGACCAGGAACCGCAACAGCCTGACACCACGCAGACGCAGGACGATGCCGCGCTCCAGCAGGCACAGGTGGCCCAGCAGCAGGCAGAGCAGCTGCAGCAGCAAGAGCGCGCGGCCACCGAGGCCATGCTGCTGACCATCGAGGGCATGGACAAGGGCGCCCTGGCCGAGTACGCGGCGAAATACGAGGTCAAGCTCGACGCGCGCAAGGGTGAGGCCAAGATGCGCGCCGAGGTAGCCAACCTGATCGAGCAGTTCGGAGCACGCTGATATGACGCTCCAGGAGCTGATCGAACGCTTCCGCGACGATGCCAAGGACACCCAGACGCCACACCTGTGGCGCGATGAGTTGGTGACAGCCTGGCTGAACGAGGCTGTGGCTGAGGCCGCAGTGCGCGGCCGTCTGCTGCTGGAGATAGATCGGCCCCAGGTATGCCAGGTGCAGGTCAAAGAAGGCCAGGCGACCTACCCCCTGCATCCCTCGCTGTACGAGATCACCTATATCGCCTACGAGGTCGATGGGGTGAGGGAGCCGCAGGCACTCACCCTTGTTTCCACTGAATGGCTGGACCGGCATCAGCCAGGGTGGCGCCACAAGCGATTGGACCGCATGTGCTGGGCAGTGCAGGGCGAGCGCTCCATTCGCCTTGTGCCCGCTCCGCCACGCGACGGCCATCTACTGCTGGAGGGCTATCGCCTTCCGTTGCGGCCGATGTGCAATCCAGGGGAATCGCCAGAGATCCATGCCTTCAGCCACGACAAGCTCGTGCTGTGGGCCTTGTATCGCGCGTTCTCTCAATCCGATGCGGATGGCTTCGACCCGTCGCGCGCGGCATTGGCTGAGGCGGAGTTCACGCGGTTCTTCGGCCGTCGGCCCGACTCCGATATGCGCCGGCAAACCCGTGAGGACCAGCCTCACGTCACCGAATCCATCATTCTTTGAGGAGAGCCACCATGTTCGGCTTCCAACCAGGTCGGCGAGAAGCACAGGCGGCAGATCAGCCGCGGCTGGGCTTTCGCCCGCGCAGCAAGGCCGCGGCTGTTGCCCAGGCCCAGAACCAGGCGCCCGACTCCATCCCCGCCATGGTGAAGCCTGGCGAGTTTGTCCTGCCTCCCGATACCGTGCACGCCATGGGCGGCGCTGGCGCGCTGCAGGCCGCCGTCGATGCCACCCACACTCCAGCACCCGAACAGGCATTCGTGCCGCGCGGCTTCAAGCCCAAGGTGTTCTTCGCCAATGGTGGTGCGCCAGAGGACCAGATCCCGACCGACGGCTACCCCAAGGCTCCGGCTCCAGACGGCTCCCAGTCCAATCCCATGAACACAGAACTGGGCCGCAATGTGTCGAACCTGGCCAATGCTGTGCCCGGTGCGCTGGGTGGGAGCGCCCGTGCCATCGCGCGAACTGGCGGGGCCATCAGCGGCGCGCTCAACTCTGGCCTCAATGCCCCGCGCGCGCTGGCCGGTGGTGCCGGGATTGCTGGTAGTGGTGCCGCGGCTTCGACGCCTGCAGCTGCCTCTACAGGGGTCAATCCCACGCCATCCACAGCTCCAGCAGCCACGGGCACCTCGCCGCAGGCCACGCCATCCGCCGGCAGCACCATGGGCCCGCCCAGCTCCGCCGCGCCGCAGGAAATCCAGCCCGGGATCTTCCGCCAGGGCAACAGCTTCTCCGACAGCTCACAGGGCGCGGCGCTGGGCAACGAGCCACGGGGCTTGCCATCGCGGCGCAACGACGCGGCCGGAGAGAACCTGGCCAGCCAGTACACGGCACGCGGCTTCACGCCCGGCCAGCGCACCGAAGTCGAGCAGCCGCGCCTGGGCTTTCCGGGCTTTCGCACGCCCACAATCGCCCACTCGGGCAACGACTGGCAATCCCGCAACGAGCTGCGCAATGCCGAGGTGTCGGCCAGCTCCATCACCAACACGCGGCGCTTCGGCGGCCGTGGGGCTGAGAATAGCCCGGACATGCAGCGGTACCGTGCCATGCTGGGCACCGACGCGGTTCTGCGCCAGGCCCAGCCAGGCCTTGAAGCCGAGACCATGCGCCAGAATGCGGGCCTCATGCGCGAAGACATGCAGCAAGCCGGCGGCCTGCAGCGCGAGGCCATGCAGCAGGCCGGGGAAACTGGGCGCACAGGCATGCGCGTGGGCATCGAGCAGCAGCGCCTGCAGGGCGAGGCAGAAGCGCGCGGCTTCAAGACCCGGGCCCAGCGCCAGGAAGAACAGCTGCGCAATACGCTCCTTGATCCGAATGCCACGCCCCAGCAGAAGCAGCAGGCTCAGCAGTCCATGCGCGCGATTCGGGGTGATGCCGATCCCTCGCCCTGGAAGGTCACGGTCACGCCGGCCATCAAGAATGCAGACGGGTCAACTACCCAGGGCAGCATCATTCGGCACAACGCCGTCACGGGTGAGGTGCAGCAGGTGGAAGGTGGAGGGCAGCGTGCACAGCCTCCGGCTAAGGAAAGCTTGGTGGTCGGGCAGGTTTACACAACGCCATCGGGGCAGCTCCGATGGAATGGAAAAGCCTTCGAGAGGATAGGCTAGCCTCTACTTGTCAGGGGCTGCCGGAGGGAGGCCGTAGGCCTCCTCGTAGGTCATCGTTCTGGGGGATGGGCGGCTCTTGAAGTCGCTCATCGTGCGGATCACCGTGTCGGTCGATCCCTTGATGATCGCGTTCTCCCGGCCCTTGTCCTGCGTCACCCAGGCCCAGAAGTCCTTGCGCGCAAACAGCGCATCGGCATCTGGGTGCGCGGCGTAGATCTTCCTGTAGTGCGTCTCCAGCTTCAGCAGGTCTGCGTCGGTCTTCACCAGCGGGTGCTGCGCGCGGATCTCCGCAGACAGCGGATACCGCTCGCACATGTCCGTCGGTCCAGCGCTCGGCGTGTACAGGCAACCGCACGCGCGCATGATCATCCCTGCCGCCGGCTGCCAGGATGTGTCCCGCGCCTTGTCCAGTGTGCACTGCTCTGGAGACTTCGGGCCCAGCAGCCCACGCCCTGAGCCGCGGCGCACCTCGAAGAACTTGTCTGGGTGCTGCTGCGCGCAAAGGTTCAGCGCGGCTGCATGGGACGGCGCGTTCTTGACCCCAGGGAGCTTGTCCAGGAGGCAAGTGGCGTAGTCTGCGGCAAAGACTGGAGGGATGAAGGCGAGCATGGCCGCCAGGCGGAAAAGTTGGTGCATGTACTTCCCCGCTCCTTATGCCGGATGCCGATTCGCGGCCCGCTGCAGCACTCGCTCATGGTGCACTCTCCAGCCCGCTTGTTTTCGCGCGATGCGTTGAGCCAAATGGGGCCACTCGATAGAGTCGAACCCCTCCCCGACGTAGGCAATAGCCTCCCGCGGTATGGCTTCCATGGCATTCAGTTGGAAGTTCAGGAGGCAGTATTTCCCAAGCTGGTACTCGGCAAGCTCTGCTACCCGACGGATCGCCTTGGCCACCTGTCTACGATCCATGCCATCCCGGACCTGAGCAAGAAGGAACGCGCGTGTGATGTTGATCATCCACGTGGCCTGCAGTGGCCCGTTGCCGCTTCGTTTGGCAGGCAATTCTTTTAGGTTTGCAAACCGGCTTTCGAGGCACAGCAGCGGATGCATGACCAGGAAGCTTGCCTCGTGGAGCTGCACCTCAACCGCAAGCTTCTGAATTTCGCGGGTCTCGGGCCCGACGATTGCTCGAAGGAAGTCCATCATCAGCAGGCGCTTGCCTCTGCGCAGGAATGCGAGCGCCGAACTAGGTGTCGAGTCAAAATCTCCAGCGAACTGAAGATCGACATCCGCTGGTGCGCCAAGCCGGTCGCATAGCCACTTTGCGTCGAGCTTGCTACCAAGCCAGTCAGCGTCCTCTGTCAAGGTCTGATGCTCACCCAGAGGAGATGGGACATCAAATAAGATGCCCCAGACGGCGATAGCTTGACCACCCACTAAGATGAGTCGGCCAGGATCTGCTGAAATTTTGGAGGTTACGAACCTGAAGTCATCAGCCGTAAAGCTGGAAATGCCATGCTGGCTGACGAGATCCCTAAGGCGCACGCCCTAAGGCTTACAGTTGTGGCCAGTTGAGCACGCGCGCGCTGATGCCCATGGGCATGAAGCTCGCTACCTCACGTGCGTCTACATCGGCGTCTTTGTTCTGCGCAGAGGCAGAGGCCTGACGTGCGACACGCTTGACCGCTCCAAGCGCATAGTGACCCGAGGCGTGACTGATGCTGCGTGGACGAACGATGCGGGAGACGAAGAGTTTGCTCATGGCGGTGCTGCTGGGGGTGCGTTGCAGGGGCGACTTTTTTGCTCTTGGGAGAACGTTTTCGACCTGTCAATTGCTCAAATAATATCAACCGCAGTTGTAGGCTGCAATAGGGCGGTTAATAACCTTTTTATTGCTGCAGGGGGAGTGTGTAGGCAATAAGGAACAGTGCTGTAGGGATACACAGTAATTCCTTGTCCCCATGGAGAGCTCCGGTTCGCAGTCTTGGCCCCTCCCAGGGTTCGCGCGATACCGCCTCGGTGCTGACACTGGGGCATGGCACATCCCCCCACCCTCATCCTCTCTGGCGCTTTGTTCCTGGCGCTTGTCTTTGTCTGCGTGGCGGTGCACGCGGTGCATCGTGCGAGGGCTGCGGCGCGGCGGGCTGAAGCGGGCGCGCGGCCTGCTGCCGCCGACTTGGCCTATGTGCGCGACGTACTGCTGCTCGCGCGGCGTGAGTTCGACTTCCACGGTGGATGCGTGGCAACCGACCGGCCAGACTTGCCACTTTCTCCCGACACCAGCTGGACCGCCGATTTCTCCAGGGCCCGCGCGGCAATCGACATCGCCATGGATTTGCTGGAGCGCGCGGCGGCGCCTTCGAGGACAGATGCAGGAGGAAATGCCCATCTCCAGAGCGGGCCGCTGTCCTCCCGATCCAGATACGCCCCACCGCCCAGGGGCTGCTCTGCATCCGCCCCCGGCTAGGGTTCGACCCCACCTGCCAGCTCCGGGAGAGTGGGGAAATGGCACATCCTCATACCCTCATTCTTGCTGGCGCGCTGATCGTGGCGCTGGGCTTGGTCTTCTCTGCCGTTTTCGCGGCGCTTCAGGCTGCAGCAGCCGCGCGGCGCGCCGTCGAGCTCGCTGAAGCCGCTGCGCAAGAGACTGCGCGGCAACAGGTCGCGCGCGGCGAAACCCTCGAATGGTTGCAAGACCATGTCTCCCGAGGTATTCAGATCCTGGCCAAGGGCTGTGCCTCAGGAGAGGATGGCTATCAGGGCGGTGACGACGACAGCTATAGCGGCAATGCCGGCGCCAATCCAGGCAATCTTCACTGACCTCCCAGCGATCTCGTTTGCCGCTCGGGCCAAACGCAGCGTCTCCTCCTCCCGTGCATCACGCAGCTTCGCTGCTTCCTCCTCGCGCTTCGCCTGCTGCTCACCCAGCCAAGCCCTAGCTTCTTTCCCAACGGAATCGGGCTGCTCAGCCAGCATCCGAACATAGGTTTCACCATGCTGCTCAAAGGCAGCCCTGTGCTTCAGATCCCTCACGCTCCACCCTCCAGGATGTTGATGCGAGGATGGTAGCCGCCCCCTGTAGGGCTCGACCACCCCCGCACCTCTCCTTGAGAGTGGGGGCGGTGTCTCAGGCGTTGCGAGGCGCAGGGAGGTGCCCCGCCATGTGGCTGAGCCGGTTTGCGCAGGTCGCGGGGAGGTGGCCAATTCCGGTGATCCCCGGAATTACCTGCGCGGCAGCGAACGCTGAAATATGGTCTGCGGATCCGCAGATCAAATTTTGAGCGAGCTACGCAGCCGGGAACGAGATGTCGGGAAACACGAAGCCCTGACGCCTTTGTGAGTTGCCTGCGCGGCAGGTCTACTTCAGGAAAAGGTGCAGATCTGCACCTTTTCGCGGGCCTCAGCAGGCCTCATCCAGAAGGTGGTGAGATCAGCCGGAGAACTCCACCAGCTCGCCGAGCTGGGCGAACATGTGCACCGTGTCACGAAGGAGGCGGCTGTAGGCGCAGTCTGTGCGGCTGAAAACCTTCGCTGCCAGGTTGACGGCCGCGCCAGCGTGGCCCCAGGTGAGGCAGAACTCGGCGGCGTCCTCGAAGTTGCGGGCTTTCATGCTTCGGATGTGCCCAAGAGCCAGTTCAACTGCGTAGTCAACGTCTGAATCGACATCCTTCCAGTACTCGTCGGCACAGCGCGTGCGGACGAGGCGACCCAGGTCGTCTTCCGCCTTGGCCAAGGCAAGCGCCATCATCTGTTCGAAGGTGGGGCGCGCGGCTGAAGGAGCTTTGCGCGCGCGGGGCTTTGCTGTAGCATTCATTCCTGAATCCTTTGATCGCTCGATTGATTCGCCCTGAAGGCCCTGCCGGCTCCACCCGGCCGGGCCTTCGTCTTTGTGGTGCAACTCATGACAGCAGCAGTTTTTGCACCATGTCCAACTGCTTGGGCTCGCCGAATAGGTCGGCTTGGTTGTTCGCGATGCGCTGCCAGTCGTTACGGGTGTCTTGGCCGAGCGCGAATCGATCGCAGAAGTCGGCCACGGCGGCGGATTGCTCCTTGGTCATTTCCTGGAAACTCCGGGTGCCCGCGAACAGGTTGAGCAACAGGTAGACCTTGTTGAACATCAGCTTGTGTTTGATGACGGTATCAACGGCGAAGTGGTACAGCGGCAGGCGGTCATGCTTGGTGCTGCGCTTGTTGCCGTCAACGACAGGTGCCCGGTTCTGCTGGGCGGTGCCAGTGAAGTAGGTGTCCTCCAGTTGCTCGAAAACGTCCCAGGCTTTTTCTGTTTCCAGCATCTTGGCGTGACGGGCGGCACCGCGCTCGGTCCAGAGGATCAACGACCGTGCCTTGCTGGAAATCTGCAGCTCGCTCAAAGATAGTCGCAAACTTTTGAGGTCTTCACCTGTTGCCTTGATGAAGTGCTTCCCTTCTTCGAAGCGAGTCGCGTTGCGGGCGTGGTTCTGCTGAATGCGAACGTTATCCGTACCGTACAACTGGGCCAGTTGCTGCGTGGTGCAGACGTGCTGGCCCTGGTAGGTGATGACGGAGGTGGTGACGGCGCCGATGGTGACGATGGCGCTCATGCTGAGACTCCTTGACGCTGTTGCTGTTCTGCGGCCAAGCCGCGTTTGATGAGGTAGAGGATTTCTGAGTTCAGGCTGCGCTCATTCATCGCTGCGCGCACCTTCAGTTCGCGGCGCAAGCCGTCGGTGTTGAAGCGAATGATGAATTTGTCGCATGCCACGCTGGGCGGCTTGGCTGTGAGATGGTCCATGTGTCTGTAACCTTTCATAAAGTTATGGCCTAAAGCCATGCGGCTAACTATGGCCTAAGGCCATAAAAAATCAAAGCAACATGGCCTAAGGCCATGTTGGTGATATGGCTTTAGGCCAGTACCATTGCGGGATGGAACGCAAGCCACCACAAGACACCGAATCCCGTCACGCCGACAAGTACATCGTTCGCTTTCCTGATGGCATGCGGGATCAGTTGAAGGCGCTGTCAAAGGCGAACAGCAGAACGCTGAACGCCGAGATCATTGCAAGGCTGCAGGCGAGCCTGGATGCGCCCGTGATCGCAGCAGCACAGTTGGCAATGGCCCCCGTGCAAGCCGGCGGGGGAGACTATCCTCCCGGTGGGCAGCGAACTTATGTCCTGACACCTGGCCAGCTGGTGGGCATTGCTGATGAGGCTGCCCAACGGGCGGTAGCAATGCTGAGAGACGCCGAGCGCCAAAAATCTGGCAAGTAGGGCTCCAGCCCTGCCGGAACCCACTTCCTGCTCGCACAAGTTGCCGAGCATTTCGTGCCAACCCGCTTCGGCGGGTTTTTTGCGCCCTCCGCCTAGGGTTCGACGTCCACCCACCTGCTCCGAGAGAGTGGGGGGATGGCAAACGACACCATCTCCTATGAAGACGCGTTCAAGGGACCGGCGCCCCAGTCGCCCAAGGGCGCGGCAGCGGCGCCGATAAGTTACGAGGATGCCTTCGGTCTTAAGCCTTCCGAGCCAGCCGGCCGCAGCGCCACCGACTACGTCCGGGACGCGGCGGCCTGGGCAGCCAAGGGCGCCGTGGCCGTGCCAGAAGCTGTTGTTGGCCTGGCTGACATCGCCACAGGTGGGCGCGCGGGCAAGCTTCTGGAAAATGAGGGAGGTGCCGTCGGCTTCCGGCCGAAGCAGGCGCGGGAGGCCATCAACGAATGGCACTCTGACGCCACCAAGGAAGCCCAGCGCAAGTTCCAGGAGGCCGAGGGCCTGGGCGGCAAGTTCAAGGCCGCCGTTGAAAACCCGTCCAACATCGTCGGCGCGGTCGTTGAATCGCTCCCGGCCATGGGCGCGGGCGGCGTGGCGGCGCGTGCACTTGGTGCGGCCACGCGGCTGGGCCAGGCTGGCGCGAAGGGCGCTGCAGCTGCTGGTGCGCTGGGCGAGGGCGTGGTGGGCGCGGGCTCTGCTGCAGAGCAGATCCGCCAGGAAACCGATGATGGGCTGCTCTCGCCGGGCCAGATCGCGGCGGCGGCTGCCACGGGCGCGGCCACGGCGGGCTTCGGATATGCAGGCGGGCGCATGGCACAGCGCCTGGGCATTGGTGATGCCGAGACCATGCTGGCCCAGGGCAACAAGGGCATTGCCAAGCAGTTCGCCGATGACGCGGCCACAGCTGCGTCGAATCCACTGCTGCAACAGCGCGCGGTCAAGAGCATTCCGCGCCAGGTGATCGAGGGGGCCATCTCCGAAGGTTTCCTCGAGGAGCTGCCCCAGTCTGTGGCAGAGCAGATCTTCCAGAACCTGGCATTGGGCAAGGACTGGTCCCAGGACGTGGATACGGCGGTGGTGCTGGGTACGCTGTCGGGCGCGGCCATGGGCGGTGGCGCGGCGGGGTATCGGGCGATGCGCGAGCCACGGGTGCCTGCTGGTCAGCCGGGCGATGCTCCAGCTCAGCTGCCCCAGGCCGGCACAGAGCCCGTGGGCCTGCCCGATGTTGCAACCTACGGCCCGGCCATCGACCAGATGGTCCGGCCCGAGAGCCAGCAGCAATACCGTGATGCGCTGGCGCGCGCTCAGGACGAGACACTGGCACCCGAGGACCGGAAGGCCGCGGCGGATTCGCTGCACCAGGCTTTCAGTCCAGATCTGTTCCAGCAGGTCAGCGAGAACCAGGCCAATGGCGAAGTGCCCGCCGGCCTGGCTAAGGTCCGCGACGAATTCATGCGGCAGCTGGCTGTCCAGCAAGAGCCGGTCATCGATGAAGGACGGCTGCGTGAGCAGGGCATCACGCCTGCGCCGCAACTCGATGCCGCGCGCATAGACGCTGCCATCGGCGAACTGCGCCCCTCCGAGGCCATGGGCCTGGACCCTGCGGCCGGCTCCCTGTCCGCGGCTGCTGCCATTGCCGTGGACTCCGGCGCGGCGGCTCAGGCCCAGCAGGCCAGTGCCATGGCCCAGGCCGCAGAGCAGGCGGCACGTGCACCAGCCAAGAAGAAGGCATCCGAGCGCCAGGTCACTGCAGACCCTGCCACGGGCGAGATCGCTGGCGGGGCCCTTGCCACATGGACCGATGAAGACCTGTCGAACGCATTCCGTTCTGCGCAGGCCAAAGAGGTGCGCACGCCGTTGGCCCTGGAGCTGCAACGTCGCCGTGCCGAGCGCGAGAAACAAGGTCGCGGCGCCGCGCCAACGCCCGCCAACACATCCACTCCCCAGCAAGGAAGCATCGATGGCACACAAGCCGATCAAGCCCAGCCGCCGCGCGCGGAATCTTCGCCGGCAGCAGGAGCGCAGGGAGCGCCGGTTGCAGGTCCTGGCCCTGCGCAGGAGCTGACCAATGGCACCACCTCGTCTCAGCACGATGGCGCGCAAGCAGGTGCGGCGCCAGGCCCGCAGGCTCAAGCGCCGGTCCAAACTCCTGCCCAGCGCATCGACGCCGGGCGCGCGGCCTGGGCCAGCATGCCCACCGCAGAACGCAAGGCCCTGGCCAAGCGTGTGGGCGGTGTAAACGCTGCCATCAAAGGAAGTCTCCACGGCGCGCGCTGGGAGAACCTGAATGCGGAGCTGCAGCTCCGGCTTGCTGACGCCATCCAAGCGCAAGGAGCAACCAATGATTCAACCGCACCTGCAGTACGGCTGGCAGATGAACGCCCAGCAGGCCCTGCGGCTGCTCCGGAGGCTGGGGGCGGTCAGCCGGCAGGACGCGCGGCAGATGCGCAGCCTGCTGGGCCGCGAGGTGGCCGTGCCGGACAGCCTGTTGCCGGCGTGCAACCTGCTGTACCTGGCCGAAGTGGCGCCAGCGAACAGACTGCCGTTGTAGAGCCTGCTGCAGCATCAGCGCCTACGGCGGGCCAGCAGCAGGCCGTGGCCATCGCCAAGGAAGGGAACGACGCGCGGCGCGCCCAGCTGCTGGCCGCCAGCGAGCGCTGGACCAGCATGCCGCCGGCCGAGCGCCAGTCCCTTGTCAAAGCGGCGAAGCGGCTCCCCGTCACGGTACGTGCTGGTGCACATGAAAAGGCCTGGGCTGACCTGGCGCCCAAGGTGCGCGAGAAGCTGGCCGCCGCCATGCCTGATGCTTCTGCAGCACCTGCAGCACCTGCAGCACCTGCAGCACCTGCAGCACCTGCAGCACCTGCAGCACCTGCAGCCGTGGACGCCGCGGCGCCTGCCTCGAAGAAGCCGCGCGGCGTCCTTGCCAAGAAAGCCAAAGCCGAAGAGTCGTCCCGTGCTGACTACTTCACCCCGGGCAACATCGTGAAGGGCTACGGGGATAGCCATGTCCGCGTGGTCTCGTACACGCCCGCCAATGCCGATGGCGTCTGGAGCGTGACGGTGCGCCAGGTGGAGAAGCAGGGATCGGGCTGGCAGGATGTGCCGGGCGTGCGCGAGCGCACCCATGCCACGCAGCCCAGCGCACGCGAATTGAAGGCCGGGCCGGTGGAGCGCACCGAGGAACTGCCGTTCCGCCGTGGCGAATCCGATGGCCAGGGCCTGACCGATGACCAGATGGCCAACCTGCTGCGCATCATGCGGCCCGAGCCGACGGCGTTTTCCGATGCTGCGCGCGCCCAGGCCGTGGGCCAGGTGCGCGAGACGGTGGATGCCATCCGCAAGGGTTGGAGCAACGGGCCGGAAGTCGTGGTGGCCTTCGACATGAACGATCCGGCCGTGCCCGAGGCGGCGCGGCGCGCGGATTTGCGCCAGCGCAGCGGCGGCGCCAGTGGCGCGCCCGAGGGCTTCTACTGGCGCGGCAAGGCCTACCTACTGGCCAGCAAGCTGAACACGCCCGCCGACGCGGCGCGCGTGCTGCATCACGAGGTGCTGGGCCACCACGGCCTGCGCGGCATGTTCGGGCCGGAGCTGAACAAGATCCTCAACCAGGTGGCCACCATGCGGCGGGCAGAGGTGGCGGCCAAGATCAAGGAATACGGCCTGCGTGGCGTCACTGACCTGAGCCGGCGCCATGCGGCCGAGGAAGTGCTGGCAGAGATGGCCGAGAAGACGCCGCAGCTGCATTTCGTTCGCCGGGCCGTGGCCGCCATCCGCAACTGGCTGCGGGCCAACGTGCCCGGGTTCAGGAGGCTGAAGCTCTCGGACGCCGACATCATCCAGGGCTACATCCTGCCGGCGCGCGATTTCGTGGAGCGCGGGCAGCGTACCGCTACCGACCGTATCGAGCCGGTGTTCAGCCGTGGCGCTGCCGAGATGTCGGTGGTGGACAAGGCTCGCGTGCTGCAGGGCGAGCCCGTGGCCGTGCTGCGCGGCGATGAGGCGCCCCAGGGCTATCCGCTGCTGCGTGCCTGGGCAACCAAGGTGTTCAAGGATGCCGGCGGCCAGGCCGTCAATCCTGAGCTGGGCGCCGTGGTGCTGGACGAACGCGCGGTGCGTGACAGCATGGCTCATGGCATGAACCCGTTCAAAGCTGCTGCATTTGCCGCAGTACCTCGGATTCTGGAGCAGGGCGTTGTGGTTGCTGAGGGCCGCGCCAATGACGTGCAGAGCTACTTCGTGAGCGCTCCTGTGCAGATCAAGGGGGTAGATGACATCGTCACAGTGCTGGTGCGCCAGGACGTGAACAGCCGCAGGATGTACCTGCACAGCGTCATCACAAAAGAAAATCTCCTGAAGGCCAGGGATTCCGGGGCCGGTGCCGAAGCACCCGAGGAGCGATCCGGCAAGGTCACTTCAGGAGACGTTGCCAGTGTACTGCGGGGACTCCTGCAGATCAACACGCGGGAGGCCTCCGGCCGAGATGGTGGTGAAGACCTCATGTTCAGCCGCTCCCGGTTGGCCGAGATCAAGGACAGCGCTCTGGACCAGCTCCAGAAGACGATGTCCCACCCGGGCAAGGTCTCCGTCTGGGACAAGACCATCGGCACCATGCGCCACCTGGCCGAGCGTGCGCCAGCCTTCAAGCCGGTCTACGAGACCGCCCAGCGCAACATCGATGACGTGTCCATGCTTGCCAACGATGCGGCCGACCGGGCGCCGCGCCTGCTGCCGCGCGTGGACACCATCGGCGACCTGGTGGGCAAGAATCGTAAAACCCCTGTCTCGGCGGCCGACAACAAGGCCGTGGCCAAGCCGCTTTTTGAGGGCACGCTGCTCTGGGGCCGGGACGTGGACGGCAAGGCCGTGCTGGTGGACGAGCTGGCCAAGAAGTACGGCAACCTGCCCGCCGACGACAAGGCCCAGCTGCTGCTGCGCGCTGGCCGGCTGGATGACCGCATGCTGCGCGCGTGGCGCGGGCTGCCGCTGGCCCAGTACGAAGCGCTGGTGAATTCGCGCTTCGAGAGCAAGATGCTCAAGGCCGGCGCGGTATGGACGGATGCCGAGCTGCAGAAGATGTTCGGCGCCACGCCCAATCAGATTGCCCTGTACCGCGAAGCCCGCGCGGCCATTGACCGCTCCATCGACATGACGGCCCGCGCGGACATGCTGCGCGCGTTGGGCGACGAGTACGCCGGGATGCGTGACATGGTGCTGGACGCGCCCAAGCTGTCCGATGCCCTGGAGCTGCTGACCACCACGCTGCAGGAGGATGCCAAGGCCAAGCCGGACCTGGCCGAACGGCTGCTGCAGCTGAACAACATGGTGGTGGACCGGGCGGCCACAGCCAAGGATCTGCAGGACGGCGGATATGCGCCGCTGTCGCGCTTCGGCCGGTACACGCTGGACGTGGTGGATCGGGACGGCAATCGCCAGTACTTCGGCATGTACGAGTCCAAGAAAGATTCCAACCTGGCCATGATCCAAATGGCCCAGGCCTTCCCGGGCGCCAAGATCACCCAGGGCACCATGAGCCAGCAGTCCTTCAAGCTGTTCGCTGGCATCACGCCCGAGACGCTGGAAATTTTCAAGGACATGGTGGTGGGCAAGGAGGCCGACGCGGCCACGCGCAAGGTGTTCGATGAATACCTGAAGCTGACCAAGAACAACCACAGCGCCTTGAAGCGCCTGATCCAGCGCAAGGGCATCGAGGGCTACAGCCAGGACGTGGGCCGCGTGGTGGCCAACTTCATCTACAGCAATGCGCGCCAGGGCGCGGCAGGCCTGAACGCGGGCACCATGGATCGCGCGATCAACGACATCCCGAAGGAGCAGGGCGAGCTGAAGGATCTGGCTATGGGCCTGCGCAGCTACATCCGCGATCCCCAGGAAGAGGGCCAGGCCGTGCGCGGCATGCTGTTCGCGCAGTACCTGGGCGGCTCACTGGCTTCGGCCGTGGTCAACATGACCCAGCCCTTTGCGGTGACGCTACCCTGGCTCAGCCAGTTCGGTGGCATCCGTGCAGCCAGCGGCCAGATGGCCAGGGCCCTGAAGGACATGGGCACGCGCGGCATGAAGTACGAGACCGATCTCGCTCACGCGCTGAAGTCTGCGGAGGACGATGGCGTGGTCTCGCCGCAGGAAGTGCACCAGCTCATGGCCCAGGCGCGCGGCGCGGGCGGACTGCGCTCTGGCGACGGTACGCGGGCCGGGGATGCGCGCGCGGCGGCCGGCAATGCCTGGGAGCGCGCGAAGGTGGCCTGGGGCCAACCGTTCGCCCTGGCCGAGCAGTTCAACCGACGCTCCACCTTCATCGCGGCCTTCCGAATCGCCAAGGCTCAGGGTATGGATGATCCGGGCGCCTTCGCGCGCAAGGCGGTGCTGGAGACCCAGTTCGTCTATTCCAAGGCCAACAAGCCCCAGTGGGCACGCGGCGCCGTGGGCGGCACGCTGTTCACCTTCAAGACCTATTCCGTCAGCTACCTGGAGCTGATGCAGCGCATGTGGAAGCAGGGCGGGCCAGAGGGCAAGCGCGCCGTGGGCTGGGCCCTGGCCATGCTGCTGCTGATGGGCGGCGCCGGCGGCGTGCCCTTCATGGAGGACGCAGAGGACCTGATCGACGGGGTGGGCCAGATGATGGGCTACAACCTCAGTTCCAAGCAGTGGCGCAAGGAGGCGCTGGCCGGCATCGTGGGCAAGGAGCTGGGCGAGTTCATGGAGCAGGGGCTTTCGGGCCTGCCGGGCGCGCCCATCGACGTGTCCGGGCGCCTGGGCATGGGCAACCTGCTGCCCGGCACAGGCCTGCTGCTGACCAAGCAGAGCCGCGAGCGGGATCTGCTGGAGGTGGTGGGGCCGGCGGGCGATCTGGTGTCCCGTGGCTTCGCGGCAGGGCGCGAACTGGTGGGTGGGGTGATGAATCTGGATCCGTCCGCAGCGGGCCGCGCGGCGTTGGAGGTTTCGCCCACGGCTGTGCGCAATGCGGTCAAGGGCCTGGATATGGCCGCCAGCGGCATGTACAAGGACACCAAGGGCTACAAGGTGATTGACACCACGCTGGCCGAGGCGGTGGCCAAGGCAGTCGGCTTCCAACCCAAGAGCGTGGCGGAGATCCAGGAGGCCAACAGCTTCATGCAGCGAGCCAAGAGCTTCTACAGCCTGACCAGCAGCGAGATCAAGGCGCAGTGGGCGGATGCGCTGTTCCGCAAGGATGAGGGCGCCCTGGCGCGCGTGCGCGCACGGCTGGCCGATTGGAACCAGAACAATCCAGAGCAGCCTATCGTCGTCAAGATGCCCGACGTGTGGAAGAAGGTGCGCGAGATGGGCAAGGATCGGATCGACCGTATTGCGGACAACTCGCCCAAGGCGCTGCGTCAGCAGATGCGGGAGATGGCCGCGGACGCACGGTAGGCGCGCCCCCGCTAGGGTTCGACCACTAGCTGCCTGCCCGGGAAACTCCTGGGCATGCCATCCACCCCCAAGCCCATCGGCCCATTCCCCCTCGGAATGGACAACCGCGCGCCCGACTTCAAGCTCGGGCTGCCCGAGGGCGCCGGCCACCTGCTGCGTGATGCGCTCAACGTCGATGTGACGGCCCAGGGCTCTCTCAAGACGCGGGCCGGTTATGCGCTGGCGGAGCAGGGCCTCGACTGCCATTCGGGCTGGTCGCCCCTGGACGGCTCGTATGGCCTGTACTGCGACAGCGGCGACATCTTCCGCATTGATGTGGATGCCTCGAGCGCCACCACGCGCACCCAGGTCGCGGCAGGCTACGGCCGGGTCACACCCGTGGTCTATGCCGAGGTCAACGAGGCTGTGTACTTCACCGACGGCATCCGCGTCGGCTCCTACCACCCTGTGCCTGGCCCAACCCCGCGCTGGCTGGATGCCCAGCCGCAGGTCGTGGGCGATGTGCAGTTCTCCCTGATGCCCGCGGGCAGCAGCATCGCCTACCAGGGCGGCCGGCTGCTGGTGGCCGTGGGCTCGGCGCTGATCTACAGCGAGCCGTTCACTCCGGGGCTGCGCGACGAGTCGCGGGGCTTCGAGATCTTTCCGGCGCCCATCACCTGCATCGCGGCCGTGGAGGCCGGCGTGTTCGTGATGGCGGACAAGACCTATTTCCTGGCCGGCGGCCTGCCGGCGCAGACCATGCGCGCGGTGCTGCCCTATGGGGCGCTGCAGCAGCAGGCCGGGTATCGGCTTGCGGCCACGGGCGGCGCGGACGGCGCGCACTGGATGAGCACGCGCGGCATTGTCTCAGCGCGGCCAGACGGTTCGCTTGTCAACCTGCAGGCCGAGCACATCGCCATGGAGGCCTCGGGCGCTGGCGCAACGCTGTACCGCGAGGCCGACGGCATGCGCGCCATCGTGGCCACCCTCTCTCAATCCCCCAGCACTTCGGCCGGCGTGGGCTCCTATGCCCAGGCCCGGCTTGTACGAAAGGCCCAGCCATGAACACCAACCACGCCATTCCCTGCGGCTTTGTTTACGACCTGGCGCTGCGGCGCCGCGCCGACGACGCGCTGGTGCACCGGGAGCGCCTGCACAACCGCGTCCCGGGCGAGGGCCTGGACCTGATCGCCAATGCCTGCTTCAAGGGCGCGGCCATGCCGGCCAACCTGTTCATCGGGCTCTGGTCCGGCTCCTATGTGCCCAACGGCACCGAGACGGCGGCCACGCTGCCCACGCTGGTGACCGAGGTCACGCAGTACGACGGGGCTACGCGCAAGGGCTGGGTGCCGGGCAACGTTTCGGCCGGCGGCGTGAGCAACGAGCTGAGCCTGGCGCGGTTCAGCTTCACCGGCATGCAGACCGTCAACGGCGTGTTCGTGAGCAGCAGTTCGGGCAAGGGCTCGGACACCGGCGCGCTGCTGTCCATCGTGCGCCTGCCGGTGGCACGCACCGTCGATCCCGCTTTTTATCTGGAGATCCTGGCGGGCTTCCAGTTCATTTCCGTTTCCTGAACCAGCTTTCTGAGGACCACCACCATGACGACCAAAGCCTCTACCGGCCTTCGCAATCACATGCTCGCCACGGGCTCGCTCAAGGCGGCCCTGGATGGCGGATTCCTGGAGCTGTACGGCTGCCCGGAGATCTCGATTCCGGCCACGGCCGACGCCGCGCTCGACCCTGCCGTGCACAAGCTGCTGGCCCGGATCTACAGCGACGGCACCTCGGCGGGCCTGACGCTCGCCCTGGCCGCCGCCGACGGTTTCATCGAGAAGCTGGCCTCGCAGACCTGGAGTGGCACCGTTCTGGAAACAGGCATTGCGCGCTTCTTCCGCTTTGTGGGGCCCAGTGACACCGGAGCCGCTTCGACGACCCAGCCCCGTCTGCAGGGCACCATCGCGCGTGCGGGCGCCGACCTGAACATCACCAGCGTGGATCTGGCGGTGGGCGCGCCGCAGGCGGTCAACTTCTTCTCCATCGCGCTGCCGGCGTTCTGATCGGGGCGCGGGCATGGCTGCTGGAACGCTCGTCTACGAGGCCGGGGCCCTGGTACCCCAGGCCGACGTGCTCGTGGCCGTGGTGGCTGCCGATGATCCCTACCTGGGCCTGGACTTCCAGGACCTGATCGATGCGGCGCACTGGGCGTTCGGCTGGAACGGGGATGCGATCAACCCGTCGCGCGGCTTCCTGGACCTGGGCCTGCCACCGGCGCCGGACTTCGAGGTCCGCGCGCCCGCGCAGCTGGTGCGCACGATCAACGTGGGCCTGTACCAGGTCACAGTGGCCGGTGAGCCCGTCAGTGTCACGGCGGACGTCACTCTGCTGTACAAGGACACAATCGAGGGCGTGCATGAGTTCGACCTGGACGCAGCCGGTGCTGTGGTCAAGCCGGTCAACGTGCCTTCAACGGTGCAGGAGCTGCGCCTGGTGAGCCTGGGCGGCGGCATCCAGGTACTCGACGGCGAGGTGTTGCTGGGCGAGATCACGGCAGCCGAACTGGCGGGCACGGAATTCGAGTGGCACGAGATGCGGCCCTATGCGCTTTCAGCGACGGACCGTGTGCAGGCCGATGGCGCCTTCAACGGCATTGATCGCCTTGCTGCCTTCTGGTGGAACGGCACCAGCGGAGGCGGCCCCTCCGAGTTCTGGACCGACATCCTGCTGGCGCGCGAGGAGGTGTGATGCTGATCCACAAGGACCTCAAGGGCGATGCCGGCGGGCCAGAGCACCAGGCCCTGAAGGGCATGCTGGATGTGGGCAACACCTTCATGACCGACCGGCGCGACGGCAGCGAGGTGCAGCGCTCGGGCGAGTTCGTCACCATGCGGCGCACGGGTGGCGAGGTCGTGCAGCTGGTGTCGCTGTGGGAGCCGCCGGACGCGCGCCGCCTGACGGATGGCTATGCACAGGCCGTGCCCGACGATGTGGCGCCGCCTGCCCCGGGCGCGCCCGACGCAGTACCCCGGGTGCAGCTCATGGCGTCTGCGCTCGACGAGCAGCAGGGGCCGCTGTCCTTCGGCAACCTGGCCGCTTCCAAGCTGCAGACCCGCGTGCCGCGCTTCACCCGTGTGGAAACCCGCGTGGAGACGGCCGACCATGCCACCAAGAACGGCAAGCGGCGGCTGTTCTCCCTGGGCGACGGCACGGTGCTGCTGGTGCGCGAGGTCTCGGCGGCCGGCGACACGCGGTATTTCGCGGGGATGAATGGCTTCGCGCAGCCGGTGCGCCGCGTCAGCCGCTGCACGGGTGTCGAGCTGGTGCGCATGGACCCGGACCGGCCCGCCGGCGGCAAGGTGCTGCTCTCGTTCGGCGTGCACAGCGGACTGGGCTTTGATCCGGGGTCGCGCTCCATCGACTTCCTGGCGGACAACGATCTGCTGTACGACGCGAACAAGGTCTACGCGCCCAATGCGGGGCTGCTGTTCGGCCGGGTGCTGCTGAGCATGCGTGCCGATCCCAGCAGCACCTATGCCGTGGCCGAGCCGGCCATGGCCAAGGAGGGCGAGAAGTCCTATCTCAGCTTGGTCGCCGTCCATGGCCTGGCCGAGGACTGCTACCACCCCGATTCCTCGGGCCTGTACCGCCTGACCTGCACACGCACCACGGCCAATGGCGTGCAGACCTCCAAGATCACCATGCCGGCGGCCCTGACCGCTGGGCAATACATGGCGCCCGTGGAGATGGACCTGGTGCGCCTGTCGCCCCAGACCCTGGTGCTGTCCCTGCGCATGACCACGCTGCGCCTGCCCGGTGGTGGCAGCGTGTCCGCGGCCAGCGCGGGCTGGGCCTATCTCTGGAGCGACGACAACGGCGCCACCTGGGTCCATGTGCCGCATACCGGTATCACGGATGGCAATGCCGCGCCCGTGATCGCCGCCATGGTGCCGCGCGACAAGGACACGCTGCTGCTGGTCTCCGCGCTGCAGCTGGACAGTCTGGTACCCGCGCCCGATGCGGCCAGCGTGCAGGTCTATGCGTTCACCCGCGCCGGCGCCACGCGCATCAGCACCATCCCGGGCAGCCGGTTCAGCGCAGGGCTGCATGCTGGCGATGTGATCGGCGGCCTGCGGCAGTACCCGCCTTACTGGGCCGTGGGCTACGGCGGCGGCGTGCGCGTGGACAGGAAGCCGCTGCTGTGGATCCAGTTCGATCCCCAGTACATCCATGCCCAGGGTTCGGCCGGCGTGATCGACTATCCCGGCGGCCGGGCCCTGCTCATGGTCTCGGCCGACGGCGGTGCCACATGGGAGCGGCGGATGCTGCCCCAGCCCTGGCCTCAGCGCGTGGGCTTTGTCGTGGCGCTGGACCAGCGCACGCTGGCCATCCCCGTCTACGGCCCGCGCCAGACCGACGACTCCGGCGCCATCCTGCCGTTGGCCGTGAAGCTGCACACCAGCCGCGACGGGGGCCAGCGCTGGCGCGCCACGGCGCTCAGCATGCGCTTGCCGTACTGGGCCTGGGTGGACGGCCAGCTGTTGCCCGGCTCCAGCGGCTACGACATCGACGACTCGCGCTTCGACTTCAACCGCGGCGAGCTATTCCCCCTGCTGAGCCTGCGCGACGACGACGGCGAGCTGCTGCCCATGAACCCCGGCCGGCCCTGGATGGCCGACCACCGCGCCAAGGAGCCCGCCAATGGGTAACGCGCTGATCAAGAACAAGAAGCTGGTCGAGTTCGTGCCGGCCACGCCTGCGGACCCGGGGTTCCCGGGGCAGCCGGCCATCCCCGAGCGCGTCACCTACGAATGGCGCGATGTGCGGGTCGAGGCCGGGCCGCATGAGATGCAGCGGCTGGAGCAGGCATTGCCCGGTGGCGAACGCCTGGTGACCTGGCGCACGCCGCTGGATGCACTGCGTGAGCGGGTGGGAAACCCGAGCCTGAGCGCGGTGGCCGCCCACTACAGCGATGTCTGGGCCTACGTGCAGACATCCGACTATGACGCTCCCCAGCGCGTGCCCCTGACCTGGACCAGCGCCTGGATCATGCTCCGCGAGAACGTGCGCATTGTGATCCCGGCCCAGCCCGCTATTCCGGCGCGCCCGCCCAAGGTCGCCACCCCGGAGCGCCGCACCTACGACTGGCACTTTGGCTGGAACGGCGGAGCGCACAGCCTGCGCGAGCTGCCGGCCAACTGGATCGGCACGGCCACCTTCGTGATCGGAAAGCCCGTGGGCGCCGTGGTGGGCTTCACCCTGGCCAGCCAGGTGCCGCGCGTGAGCCGTTCATCGTTCGCCAATGTGGAGTACGGCCTGCTCTTTGGGGATGGCCAGGTCAACGTGCGCCATGCCGGCGTCACCCTGCAGCGCGTGGGCTCGATGACGGGCAATGACACGGTGCGCGCCCAGGTCGGAGGCGGGCGCATCGAGTGGTTCCTGAACGATGTCAGCGTCTACAAGGGGCGCTTTGCGATGACCGGACCCTATGTGCTCGATGCCGTGCTGTATGCCGGTGATGACGCGGTGGACGCGCCCCGGCTGCAGGACGGTGTGGTCGAGCAGGACGGCACGGCCGTGCTGATGCTGGCGCCCCTGCAGACGGCGGGCCAGGCCCTGGAACCCATGGGGATGCAGCTGGCCCTGGCGCCGCTGGACCTGTTCGCTGCGGACAGGCCGCTGGCCCAGGTCAAGGCGCGGCTGCAGCCCCTGCGCGTGGCAGGCGACCCCATCCCGCGTGGCGCGCTGCGGCTGGCCGGCGCCCAGGTCCGGGCATCGGACGCACGCAATGACGCCGTGGCGCACCCCACGCTGGCGCGCCTGCAGGCCACGGCCGAGGTCGAGGTGGGAGAGGGTGCCTGGATCCCGCAGTACTCCATCGGCACGGCCTTCGTTCCACCGCCCGTGGTCAACGGCTCCATCATCGGTGGCCAGGGCCACGACTACCAGATGCGCCTGGGCCCGGCCTTCACCGTGGCCTCCCAGGACCGGCATGCCGAAGGCCGGCTGGCCCTGGCGCCCGTGCAGCTGCTGTCCGATGTGGAGGCGCTGACCCACCTGGTGCGGGCGCAGGACCTGCTGGGCGCCAATCTGGCGCTGACGGCCAGCGGCTATGTGACCCTGGTCATCGCCGAGCGCGTGGGCGCCTCGGGCGCGTTGACGCTGGGCGCGGCCGGCCTGGTGTTGGACGTGCTCGAGCAGATCAGCAGCGGGGCCGAGACGGAGATCTCCGGGGCCATCGTGGCCAGCGTGCTCGAGCATCTGGGCGCCGTGGAGCGCTATCGGGCGCTGGTGTTCCGGGTCGTGGACGGCCAGCCTGTGCTGGTCGATCCAGGCCATGCCTGGGTGGTCAATACCGAATCCAGCGCCTCCACCCGCTACGAGGGCTACGCCTTCGACAGCTTCATGACCGTGGGCGGCCGGCCGTTCGGCGTGCGTGCCGATGGCGTCTACAGCCTGGGCGGCAGCACCGACGCAGGCCTGCCCATCGCATGGGGCGCGGGCCTGGGCAAACACGACTTCGGCAGCCAGGCCATCAAGCGGCTGGAGTCGGTCCATGCCGGCGTCTCGGCCACGGGCCAGCTGTATGTGCGCATCGGCGACGGCCAGCAGACCTGGACCTACCGGGCGCGGCGCGTGGATGCGGCGCAGCGTGTGCAGCGCTTCGATCCGGGTCGGGGCCTGGCTGCCAACTACTTCACCTTCGACTTGTTGGGCGAGGGCGCCGCCGAACTGGACAACATTGTTTTCGGCGTGGTCGCGGGCCAGCGCCGGATCGGGATGGGCTGACCATGGCCAATGGACGCGCGCTGCCATCAGCGATTTTGTTTGACGAGCTGCTGGGCCGTGCCTGGGGCATTGCGCTGCAGAAGTACGGCGAAGCCCAGGCCATCGAGTCGCCCGTGGCATCCTTCACGCCCGCCCGTACTGATGGCGCCTACCGGCTGCCGCAGTACAGCAGCGGATTCGATCCGGCGGATGCAGGCTCCTGGGTGGCCCAGCACGACAAGGCCCTGGCCCGGCAGCTGGATCAGGTGGCCGACGAATGGGCCGTCGAGTTCCAGGGCGTGATGGACATCGTGGCGCCCGTGGGCCCGGGCTGGCGCAATGCCGTGGACTGGCTGCGCGCCACCATGCACGGCCAGGACGGCCTGGGCTATGTCGGCCAGGACCACCGGCTGGCCCAGGCCCGGCAGCAGAGCCTGCAGGTGCTGGGCGGGCTCAACCAGCGCGGCCTGCCCGTGCCGCCCGGCGCGGCCCAAGCGCTGCAGGCCGTGGCCGGCGGCGTGGTGGACCTGTACCAGGGCCGGCTGGCCGCCCAGATGACCGCCGACCGCGAAGCCGAGCGCCGCCGCATGCTGGTGGACGCCGTCACCGAGCTGGCGCGCCTGCGCAATGCCGCGCTGGACACGGCCATGGACTTCGTGTTCGGGCGCATGAACATCATGTACGACGTGTTCGGCCGCAAAAACGAGTACCTGACGCGCGTGCGCCGCGACGACCAGGCCCTCGCTGCCCAGATGCAGGTGGCCAGCGCCGAGCTGCAGCGCTGGGACGCCCAG